TTACCCATCGGAGCGGGACAGGAGCTTTTCTCTGAACTTGCAGTGGTCACTATATAACCACCTCGCTCTGCCGTGGATGAGTTTGGCTTTGGGGAGATCGCCGGACTTAATCCGGTCGTATATGAAGGTTTTTCCAAAGCCAGTATCCGCCATGATGAATTTCAGATCAACAAGGCTATCTGGTTGCATCTCATGTTTCATCTTCCACCTCTCGTTACAGCCAAATGCTTACCACGTTCTTTCATTGGATCCCCCTCTGTTTGCGCATTAGCTCAAACTCTTCAAGAACCTTTTCCTTTGCTTTCTGGTAAGCCTCGGAAGCCTCTTCTTCTGTATCGTAATCGCCAAGATAGATGCCTTTATAATTAACAGTTATCCTTGCTGACCACCTACCTGATGGACGTTTAGTTACACCAACAAATCGAGATTTGCTTCCCTTCACTTTCCTTCTGTTCAACTGCTGTTCAGATGGTGTGGCCCAACGACAATTTTCCGGTGAATACCCCTTTTCGTTATCGATGCGGTCCAGCGTAAACCCATCAGGACGAGAGCCCATATCAGCGTAAAACGAGCTGAAGTCATGCCATTGATGGCACACTGTTATTCCTCGCCCGCCATAATCCTTGTATCTCTTATCGTTAGGGTTTTCGCATCTCTGTATCATGAGATCCCAAATTTTATATTCTGAAGAACTCGACAAGCCGTGAGTCTTTTTTGCTTCAACCTTCAAGCACCCACATGATTTTGTGTGACCACTTTTAACGTAAGAAAGGCGAATAATTTTAGTTCTACCGCAATCACAGTAAAATTTACCCTTATAAACCCCTTTTTCATCTTTGGTGAAAGGCTCAATTAGCGTGAGCATGCCCACCTTTTCGCCAACATCAAACTTCACGCGCATATCATTTGCCCTCCTGTTTCAACCGTAGTTCGATATCACTGGCGCAACTAACACAGCGCTGACAACCCGCCACCAGTTCCCGGCGCCGCTCGGGTATCTCTTCCCCACAGTCGCGGCAGTGAGTAGCTGAAACTGCATTGTGGTTGATGCGCATGTTCTGGATGGTCATTTCAAGCCGGCGCTCTGCCAGCTCGTTGGCCTGATCGATGATTTCTGGCATGTCAGCGCTCCTTTATCTTTCCGTTAAAAATGCCGATTTCCACATAGAGATGGCTTGGCGTTAACCCAAGCTGCCTTATCAGCGGCATGCATCCGTTGAGGATCGGTCGTGATATCTCGTCGCAACTTAAAGCGGGAGATGACCTCCGCTTTGCCTTAACCTCATCGTTAGCCCTGCGCGCGATGCTTCTGAGCGCATTTTTCTTTTCTTCTGGCGTCATGCGACCCCCATATAAGCGCGAATGAAAGCCGCGGCTGCCTGTGCGTTTATAGCGTTGCCGTACCCTTTCAGGCGGCCGACGCGGTTGCTGCTTGCCACTCTTGCCACCCCGGGCTCGACTCGTCCCATGCGTGCGGCAGCCCCATCAACCAGCGGGAATGTGCCGGGTTCAACTGGACGCCATTTGCCATCTCGACAAAAGAGCCAGTCCGCATCTCGCCAAAAACCGTTAACCTCAAGGGGCCGGTAATCCCCGCAAAGTCCTGCAGACGCTGCTGGGTCTTGCTCCCGTCCTGTCGATGCATGTTCATGGCCGCATCCACTGACGGCGATCGAGTGTTGCTCGTTGTCGGTGTTGGCCAACCCGTCATGAAAGCCTGGCGCGGCAGCTGGTCCAGTCGCTCCTTCCCGTCCCGCTGCGCCGTCATTCCCGCTGAGTCCTTCCAGTCGCGCGACGTTGGAGTTACCCAGCCCGCCATTCTGGCCGCCCCGCCCAATGTTGTTCCCCTGTTTGGCGCATTCGCGGCTGCTGCCTGTCCTGCAACCTGGTTGTTGTCGATCGTGGTTGGCGTCGGCCAGCCGGACATCATCGCCGCCGTTTGAATATTCATTCCGCCCTGGCGCCCGGACGTTCCCGCGCCGGTCACTGATGACGCTGTTGGCGTTGGCCACCCAGTAGGCCCGCTCTCTGATGTGCGGCGCACCGACGCCCGCTGACGTAAACGGCACAAGTCCGAAGGCGTATCCCACTCCTTCCAGGTCTGCTTGTACAAGGTCGAACCATGTGTTTGCGTTACCGCTTGCAACCTGTTCGCCAAAGACATGCTGAGGTCTGCGCTCGCTGATGAGATGGAAGAAGTGGGGCCAAAGGTGCCGCTCGTCAGCAAACCCATCTCCTTTGCCTGCCGCGCTGAAAGGCTGGCACGGGCAGGAGCCAGTCCAGACCGGGCGATCGTCAGGCCATCCTGCGAGGCGGAGGGAATGGGACCAGACGCCGATACCGGCGAAAAAGTGGCACTGGGTAAATCCTTTGAGGTCGTCAGGTGTGACATCTTCAATACTCCGTTCGTCAACTTCGCCCGGGGCGATATGCCCGTCAGCTATGAGGTTACGCAGCCACTGCGCCGCGAATGGGTCGATCTCGTTGTAGTAAGCTGCCGCTCTCATGCTGCCTCCGTCTTCACAACTTCAATGGCGCAGCCGGGGATCAACTCAACGGAAGCGGTGGCGCACTGGTTGCCCCAGTGACTCCAGCCTGGCGCTGCGCTTCGGCTGAAAAGCTCAATCCGCGGCACGTCGCCGTAGAGCAGTTCCAGGCGGTGCCTAACTTCCCACGGTTTCTCGCTGTGCGCGCCGAGCGGGCTGTAGACCACCTGCTTAATGCCGGCGTGTTTGCGCTCCAGCCCGGTGCCGCGGGTGGCGATTAGTACGTCTTCGGTATTGGCGCGAGTGTGGTTGCCACCGTTCATGCGCGTCTCGGCATTCAGCGGGTCGAGGAAGTCGTAAAAATCTGCGATCTCTCCCTCTGCCAGAGCCTTGGTAATGCGCAGTTCGGCCAGCTGGTTCAACTTCACCCAGGTGAAGCCTTTCATCGTGCGCACCGTAAAGCCCCAGGCTTCGGCCAACTCGATAGCCTCCTGGTTGTGGGTGCCGGTGTACCACATCGCCAATACGGCGTTATCCGCGGCGAGCTCCCATACCGGGAGACGCTTCATATCGAGCAAGCTCATGGTGGGGTAGTGATCGACGGCGGCGCCGTTGCTAATCGTGTTCCCGTAAGACCAGGCCGGGTCAGCCATGATTAAGCTGTATTTTTGATTCGGCATTTTTTATCTCCGATCAGAGAAGCAACACGGTTAAAATCTTCATAACTCTCAATATTTCGTGAGTAATCGAGCATTCTCTGTGTGCCGTTTGAATAAATCCGACCAGGATAAATGCCACTGGCAGACCTGAACTCCATTGTTTGAATGAGGGCGCCGGGATTTTTAGAACTCGCTAATTCCGTCGTAGTCATGAATGCGATTTTTTCTTCTTCGATCACGACAAAAGCATAAAAGTCACTCCAATTCATCGGTGTAGCTCGGCCGTTACCCTTTCCGGTCCTCATGCCGAACCGATAGACGCTTTTTGACTTGCCGTAGTCGCGCATTTTTAGTGTTGAGCGCACCTGGCCTTTAAGTAGATCGCCATTTGCCTCAACAACTATGTCGTATGGCAGTCCCTGATCCGACGGGAAGCAAACAAACCCCTGTTTTGCGAGTTTGAAAATTTCGTAATATTCTCCGCATTTACCCATTTCAAGTTCGCTGACATAGCCATCGTTCATTGCGCACCTCTTTTCGTGTCTGCCTTTCTCATGCGGCTTAAAGTCCTGGATACCGACGCAACGCTGCGGCCCATCTTCATGGCGATGCTTTTATGCGACTCGCCTGCAGCGCGCAGTTCAGCGGCGATCTGCTTCTCTTCTGGCTTCCATGGCTTGTAGACAAACGCTGTGCTGATGGAATAGCTCTGTGCCAGGCGGTAGAAGTTTGCCTGGCTAATCCCCAGCGCATCCGCTGCGCGACAGGCAGGCATGGTTCCGGCTACGGCGCGAAATTGCTCTGGTGTGATGCTCTGCTTATTCATTGTGCCTCCCGAGGTAACCGGTAAATTTCTCCGCCAAGTGTCCCGTTTCCCCAGCGCTCGACGGCCAGGAATGGCTTAACCATCTCCAGTTCCGGTGCCGAGATGAACACTTCCTTTATCTCAAGCGCTGGCGCCCACCCGGCGTAATAAGGTTCATGAAAATTCAGGGTTATCCCTGCGTTGTGCCCGAGGGCACCTGCTGCGGTCTGCCAGCGATGAAATACCGTAATGTTGTTCCGCGCGTCCTTGCGCAGAATGGACAGGATTGACTCAGCTGTTACTTTCATGGCTTCTACCTGCACTTTCAGAGCTTCCTAACGCCTGCTTTATCTCCCTGCGCCGGATGCCAGTTACCTCATGGCATTTGCTTTGATGTTCGGAAAATCCGTCCAGAGCGAACCATGCTTCGCTGTATTTTTGAGTTATGACTTCCGGATTGTTTTCACTCTCAATTTCCCGGCAGAACTCCGCGAGAATATCGTCAGCTTCCTCCATGGTTATCGGCGGCTTTACTGGCTGAAACTGTTCGCTGTTTGTTTCTGCCGCTGGCTTACACTGGCCATTGCTTGAAGCCGTCGATGGAAGAGCCCATGCAGGCAGGGCAGGCGGCTTCCAGTAAAAAGCGCCTAACTCTTTAGTGCGTGCGTAAGTAAAACCTTCTGCTTTTTCGCCTGATATGGTTGCGAAGCCTACGTCCAGATCGTAGAGATACCGGCCTATTCCCCACTGAACAGCAGCGCGCTTCATAGCGCTTGAGCGTCCGCCTTTTACAGCTTCAACCTGCGTGTTTTCGGATGCATCCCACTTGGTGATCCACTCCCCATCGACCTTTATGGAAATTCCGCATTCGACGCCGCCATTGTTTGGGATATCGCGGTACTCATTACGCCAGCCGGCCTTTCCGCAAACCTCATCAAGGCGCTTCATGATTGCCCGGTTTGTGACATAGGCCAGGACCTTTGCCCAAATTGACGATCCGCTTTTCCCTGCCTGCTGAATACGCCACTCGATATCCTTATGGGGGAATGGGGCGTCAAGTAGCTCAAGATTCATTGAAAATTCCCCGCGAATTCATCCCAGCTGATCACCGGGTTCTGCCGTTCCGCAGAAAGGTTTACTGGTTCGTCACCGTCGAAATCACGTTCGCCGATCGCATCGCTCATCAGCTGAATGAATTCGTCGTCATTCCATTTTTCCGCCGGGCTCATGCTGCTTTCTCCCGATGAGTAATGACGTAGCCATGCTCCACCAGACATTCGATCACCACGTCCCAATCCAGTTGCATGAGGACTTCACGACTGTTAACCGTCCCCGACAACACCACGTCTTCCAGCGCGACGGTTAACGTGTTATGCGGGCCTACAGATGTGCGCATGTCTGTGCATTCACATTTGATATTCATAAGAGCCTCAAAAAAGGTTGTAAGAATCCCGGCACCGTATTGGCTGCCTGATAGCTCAGTTAAATTCGTGCGCTGATATGCGCGGTTAATGCGTCCCGGCTGGTACCAGGTTCGGTTCGATACTGCGTGAAGCGTATGGCCGGCGGATGTGGCGCAGATTTCCCTGCGGCTCATGCCAGTAGCTGCCGTCGCGATAGTCAAAGCTGACCAGCCAGGCGGCGCCGGTGCGGCTATTGCGCATCATCACGGCGCGTCCGTTGTTAGGAATTGAGTTAGCCATTGAACACCCCCGTAACGTGCAGAATTTTGATAATCAACGCTGTCCAGATAACGCCGCAGATCAGCAGGCAGTAAATCAGTGAACTAATGCCGTTTCTGCTCATGCTGAACCACCAGGCATCAGGCAGAACGCGCTTGCTATCAGTACGCATACGACGATGGCGAATGCGTGTGCCAGAAACTTAAACCACTCAGTTTTATCTTCTTCGCGGATCATCTCTTCACCTTTGCCTTATCGCGGCTAACGGAGCGTTGTTACGATTACCCGGCGTTGCCGGTGTTGTTTGGATGAGATGATAATACTCCGGGTATTATTTTATATCAATACCGCTAGTATTATAAAATTTAATAAAACTACTAACGGTATGATTTTAAAGTTGATTTATTTTTGTAAAGAGTGCTGGTAAGCTCAAAAAAACGCCAAAGAGGGTAGCGCCATGTCGAATGAGGATGAGTTTTTCGCAGAGATGCACCCGCAGATAGCGCAGGTTATCGGGATAGCGGTTATGCAACTGCTGGTTGAGAAGCGCGAGCCATCAAGAGAGGCGCTGATAGAGATGATTCAGGTGTTGTGGCAGGGGGACCAGGTAGAACTGGCTGTGGAGCTTGCACTGGACGTGCTGATGCTGAGGGAAGAGTAGGGGCAATAAAAAACCCGGCTGACGGGCCGGGTTTCAGAATTTATCAAGCTGCTTTTTTGCAAGCTTGCTGTAAGTTTCTGCTTATGATGTCGGTAAGCAATTCTGCACGACTAAGCTTTTTTTCAATGTCAGCAAATAGTTGCGAGATTTGTTTCTGAGTCATTGTATACCCTCCAGGTTGATCCGCGCTCTCAAGTTAAAGACAAATAAAAGGTTTTTGGTCCAATGTTCTGATGACTTCCTGAAGTTTTTCTTCGTTTCCTTCTTCAATAGCCGTAGCCATTTCATGCATCAGATGGACATACTCCCCAATAACTTCAGCCTGGTAGTCGAAGTTTAGTGCTTCTGCTACTTTTCTCATGTCCCTGTGAACTTCTGCCAGCAAATTTGCTCGTTCACGATAACTAGGATTTTCTGCTTGCAGAAACTCGATATCAAAAGAGAAAAGCTTGGTTTGTGATAGCGCTTTTGCAACAACATGCAGAATACGCGCATACAAGCCATCAAAGATTACCTTGTTCAAATTTTGAACGTCTGGCTGATGGGTCACTAACTATACTCCTTATATAGGATCCGTTAAAGAGGTTTTCAACCGTGAGCGAGCAAAAAATGAACAATCAGGCACAAAATGATAGTTTTTTTGTTGACACGGTTTTGAGCATATAAGCGATTTTCAACATAATACACGAAGCATCAACCTTTGAAAGATAGTGGTCATAAAAATTACTTAATCGCTTCGATAGGCTGATGGCTACCCATGCTTCCTGTACGTCTGCGGCATGCTGCCGATCACACAAGTCTCAACTTAGTTTCTACAGCCACACCAATGATTCGACAGTTTCCGTTGATGGGAACCAATGGCCATTGAGGGTTTAAGCCCTTCAGGTACTTCTGGTCACCATCAATGATCAGTTTTTTAAATGTCGCCTCGTTTGATTCCGAGAGTTTTGCAATAACGAGGCTTCCGTTGACCGGCTCCCTTCCGGTATCAAAAAGAACATATGTACCCTCAGGTATGCTGAGCCCGACCGGGGCAGTCATGGATTCCCCCTCGACCAACAACCAGAACGCTTCCCCCTGGATGTGAGCGTCTGATTCGAGCCATAGATCGATATCTTTAAGTGCATACGGCTCGCACGCTTCCGACCAATTCCCAGCCTGAATCTTGCTTAATACAGGGTATTTAATGCCTGGGGCGTACTGGCCTACATACTTGGCATTCGATGTAGCGGCAGCACTCATTGCAGATATTTCTTTCGCAAGGCTGGGGCTAAAATCAGAGACATCCACCTGGAGGGCTCTGGCAAAAACAGCAGCCACGGCAGCATTAAGGGCATTCCTGCCATTCAAGTAATGCCCAACGCCACCCTGAGATATGTCTAGCATGTCAGCTATTGATTGCTGTGTGATCCCAAGCTCTTTTTTCTTGGCTTCATAGAGGGCTTTCAGCCTTTCTGCGTCAGCGATCTGAGCCGATGTCAGTGTCTTTTTCTTTTCCATTTTCAAATAGTAATACCAATGCTCTTATTTTAAAAATACTTGCGGTATTGCAATGCTTAATACTTGTGGTATTGTTTGCTCATGAGTTGATAGGAGCTAACCACATGAAAATTTCTTTAGCTGAATACGTTGACGAAGTTGGACAGGCAAGAGCTGCTGATGCCATCGGCGTTCACCAGACCGCAATTAGTAAAGCTATCCGGGTAGGGCGGAAGATTTTCGTTAACACCCTGCCTGATGGAAAAATTAAGGCTGAAGAGATCAAGCCTTTCCCACATAACAGAAATCCTGATTAAACAAAGCTGAATTGAGCAGTCAGCGGGTTCTGACTGAGTAATTCAGCCATTCCAAACAACACCAGAGGAAGTATCACAGATGGAGAGTTCAACGACACGCAACAAAGTGGAGGCTCGCAGGATAGAAAGCTGGTTACACAGCCAGATAGCTGAACTGGGAACCACGAATATCGCCAAAGTGGCCGGAGTGAATAAGTCGACGGTGAGTCGCTGGCGGGAAAGTCTGCTGCCGAACATGTCGCTGCTGCTGGCCATTCTGATTTCTAACAGGCCGGGAGAGAAGGGGGATTTTGAAGCATGAAGGGTAACAAAAAAGGCGAAAGCCGCGGTGCAGCAACACCAACGGCTTTCAGGCGAATTAACTGGATCAATTCACAGGAGTAATTATGAGTTCACTTTACCAGCTTTACAAGCACAAAGACAAAAACGGCACCGGTACGGTGGTTAACAAGACTTACACCGTTCCTTTGTCTGAACTGTACGTCGAGCCCGGCCTGAATATCCGCGAAATCGACCAGGATCACGTCGCTGAGTTCCGCGATGCGTTTATCGCCGGCGAGTCGATGCCTCCGCTGGACGTCCAGGTTACCGAGAAGGGCGTGAAGGTTATCGACGGCCACCACCGCTATTACGGCGCCATTGAAGCGACGAAAGCAGGCGCTGACATCATCCGACTTGAGTGCAAAGACTTCGTCGGGAACGAAGCTGATCGTATCGCCTTCATGGTTACCCGGAACCAGGGCAAGCCTCTCACTGCTCTGGAACGCGCGGCTGCATATCAGCGTTTGAGAAACCAGGGGTGGGAGCCGGACGAGATCGCGAAGAAGGTTAAGCGTTCTCTGTCCGACGTCGATTATCACCTGCATTTGCTGACCTGCGGAGAAGAGCTGATCAGCATGGTGCGTGCCGGCGAGGTATCCCCGACAACTGCGGTTGCTTTATCCCGCGAGCACGGCCCTCAGGCGGCCTCTGTAGCTGTTCGCCAGATGGATAAGGCCAGAGCATCGGGTAAATCGAAATTAACCCGCAGCGCGGCGCTGCCGCAGTTTAGCGCAGCAAAGGCGCGCCAGTTTCTCCAGATAGTCGCTGTTCAGGCTGACATTGAACTGCCAGCTGATGCGCGCGCCATCCTGGACAACTATCGCGAATTCCTGAAAGAGGCCGGCTGGGAGAGTGAAGCATGAACACCGCAGAAATACTCAAGTTTCCCGGCGCCGCGCCGGGGCAATTCAGGAGCAACCGGATGGAAAACCAGAAATCTGGCTACATCCCGTTGTACCGGAGCGTTCTGAAGCAGTCCTGGGCAAAAGATGTGTACCTCAGAACCCTGTGGGAAAACCTGCTGCTTAATGCTGCTCGTCAGCCATTCAAAGCGACTTTCAAAGGTCATGAGTGGTCACTGCTGCCCGGTCAACTGGTGGTCACAGCGGCCGATTTAGGGCTGCAGCTTTGCGACCGGAAAGGGAATCCTACTAGTCGCGATTCAGTGGAGAGAATGCTGGCTGTTTTTGTACGCGAAGGGATGATTTCTATCGAAGGTGAGAAGCAAAAAGGGAGAGTGATCACCATCACAAATTTTGCAGAATATGCTCAAAAAACAGACAATTTACCCGCACATGAAGCCGCACATGAAGCCGCACATACTTGCGCACATGACGAGTCCAGCAATGGCGCGGGTTTGAAGGTGGTACCCGCACATGATGGCGCACATGAAGCCGCACAAACAACCGCACAACATGAACAAGAAGGTAATAACAAGAATAAAAACATTAAAAGATCTTCGTCCGAGAATTCTGGCGAATCCTCTGACGCCCGCCTGAAGAAATTTTTGTCTGCTCATCCTGATGCTGCGGTTTACACACCCAGCGGCAGCAAGTGGGGAACCGCCGAAGACGTCCGCGTTGCCGAGTGGATTTTCTCCAGGGTCAGGATGATCAACCCAACCTGCAAAGCCCCTGACATGACCGCCTGGTCAAACACGGTTCGACTGATGCGTCAGATCGACAACCGCAGCCACCAGGATATCTGCGCCATGTACGACTGGGCCAGCAAAGACTCGTTCTGGCATCGCAACATCCTGAGCCCTGATGCGCTGCGCAAGCAGTGGGACAAGCTGACCATGCAGCGCAGCGCGCCAGTGGTTCAGGTTGCCGGGAAGCCAAAAGTCGATCTGAACAACACTGACTGGATTTACGGGGTGCTCGAATGAAATCAATCGCTGAAAGCATGCACAACTTCGACCGGGAAAACTTCCAGCGCGTGGCTGCCGGGCTTCCTGAACTGCAGGACGAGCAGGCAATAAAGCGCCAGGCGGCAAAGACTGCGGAGATCTTCAACGAACTGTTCCGCCAGTTGCTCGCTGTGTTCCCGGCGCTGGCCAGCAAAACACCCGAGGAGATGAACGAGATGCGCCGGCAGTGGCTTCTGGCGTTCAAGGAAAACGGGATTGTCTCCATGGAGCAAATCAATGCCGGAATGCGCGTTGCCCGCAAACAGGATCGCCCATTCATGCCGTCGCCTGGTCAGTTTGTTGCCTGGTGCAAATCGGAATCAGCCGTATCTGCCGGACTGCCGGATGCAGTGGAGCTGGTCGATATGGTTTACCAGTACTGCCGGACCCGCGGGCAATACCCGGATGCTGAGTCCTATCCGTGGCCAGAGCACAACGTCACGCCGGTAACGCTGAAGCACAAGGCCTGCTACTGGATGGTAACTGGCCTGTACGCAGATATGCGCGCAAACGGCCTCAGTGACGCTGAGCTGCGCCGCAAGGCTCAGGATGAGCTGATGCGTATGGTGCGTCGTTTAAACGCAGGAGAAGCGATTCCAGAGCCGGTTAAGCAGATTCCAAAACTTGGTGGTCGTCCATTAAGTCAGGAGCAGGGGTTAAACAAAATCGCAGAAATTCGGGCGAAATTTGGACTGGGGAGAGGGCGGTCATGAAAAAGAACTCTGGCAAACAAGCCGTTATTAACTTCATCGGCCAGCATCCTGGCTGCAGCTTTCAGGATATCCGCCGCGGTACCGGTCTTGACTCTTCAGTGGTCAATTCCTCCCTGTGGCAGATGAACAAAGACGGACAGGTTAAGCGAGAAGGTGAGTGCAGGAGCTACCGCTACACCCTGATCGACACAACAGCCGTAACCGAAAGCGATCCGTCGGCTCAGTATCGCCAGCGTCCTGGCGGCGTAAACCCAATGACCAATCTTTTTAACCAGTGCCTGGTGGGAGTAAGAAAATGAACATCGAAACAGTAAACGAGCTCATCGCCTCCCTGGAGAGCGCAGGCGAGCTGTCGATCAGAGAGCAGAAGTTCCTGAAGCTGGCGAAAGCGTTTAAGCAGTTGGCGGCGGAGAATTTAACGATGAATCGCTTGCTGACCGACATCAGCGACAACCACGTTGAATATTTCTCTGAAGGCGAAGGCTACATGTTCGCGGGTGTGCCGCTGGATTATGTTTCAGAAATCAACATGTACGTTTCCGGCGATGTTAATGCTGAAAACCCGTTCCCAGCCACCGATCGCATCGTAGCCGGGATTAAGGCTGATGGGGTGGATGAGTTTGTCGAAAAATGCCGAGAAAAATCCAAGCAGGCCATTTCTTCAGATATCAGGGACAACTGGTGGCTTGCCGGTGAGCACGCTGATGACTTCGCCAAGCAGCTGCGCGAGGGGGCCGACAAATGAGCAAGCACCTAAAACTAACTGACGCTCAAATCTTCACGCTTCGCCGTATGTATAACGGAACACGGTATTTCATGCGCGGCGACAAACAAAAAGGTGAGCAAGATAAAATCTCCCACCGCGTTAATTGCCCCTCTATTCCGGTGCTTTTTCGTGAGGGGCTAGTGAATTGGCGTAATCCAGCGTGCAGAAAATTTGATGGCCTGTATTACAGCGTGAATTTAACCCCTTCAGGCTTCGATGCAGTCGTAGATGGAAAAACCAGCAAGGAGCGTGCCGCATGACAACTGATATCACCGAACTGGTGCAGAGCCTGAAAGCGGCAGCAGATAGAGAGATGATTTGCCGAGATGTCGCCGAAACTTCTGAAATATGGGAAATAACTGTAACGCCGGAAAACATCCTCGCGCTGGTAGAGGCGCTGGAGAAGGCGCAGCAGCGAATTGATGAACTGGAGAACGATGAAGTTCGTCAGCGCTTGGCTAACGCTGAGCATCAACTATATATGGCTGAACTGGCTAAGCATAACCTCAAAGCAAGTCGCAAAGCCCAGTTCCGCAAGCGCAAGGCGGCTGAGCAGCGCATCGCCGAGCTGGAAGGAGTTAGGCGCCATGAATAGGACGGAAATATTGTCAGTTCTCATTTACCAACCATCAACTGGAATATTTCGGTGGAGAACCAGAACTGGAGGTAAGGCTGTCAAGGGTTCTATTGCTGGAGGTGTTAACTCAAGGGGTTATGTCAGTCTGCGGGTTAAAGGGAAAAACTATACGGCACATAGATTGGCGTTTTTCTTAGTAAACGGCTTTCTTCCTCCTGAGGTTGATCATATCGATGGAAACAAGACAAACAATTCAGCCACTAATTTAAGGGCAAGTACAAAATCTGAAAATCAACACAATTCAAAAATTAGAAAGGATAACTCCACTGGAGTTAAAGGTGTGCACTGGGACTCTAGGGATCGGAAGTGGGTTTCCAGCATTAAAAAAGACAAAGTAAGGCATGATCTTGGTAGGTATGAATCTATTTTTGATGCTGCGTGTGCTGTGATCTCTATGCGAAATAGACTTCATGGCGAGTTCGGAAACCGTGGCGACAAACTTTCAAAATCTGGCATCAAGGTGGAGGCTTAGTAGATGAAACCTGCAAATTATGCCCCTGTGTACTGCGCACTTTATCCGGCACTGGCGGAGATAGCCCGCAAGCACGGTTACGCAATGGCTATTCACGGAACGATGGCGCGTGACTTTGACCTTATTTGTATCCCGTGGGTAGAGACTCCATCAAAACCTGAAGAAGTCGTGGCAGAAATCACCGCAACATATGCGACTACCGATATCACCAATCCTGGCTACAAGCCTCACGGTCGTCTGGCCTATTCCGTCTGCTTTGGGTTTGGTGAGTTCTTTGCTGACCTCTCGTTTATGCCCGTTATCGAGGACGCCAACCAATGACCAAATCAACCATAACCAGAGAGCGCATAGAGCTAATAGCGAACTTTCATCGCGCAATGACGCTGCCGCCGAGTCACGATGAAATAGAAGAGTTGGCCCGCATGGCGCTGGCCGCAATGGACAGCGAGCCACACACAGACGACGAATTATCTAATTTACTGTGGTACTCACAAGAGGCCACCTGTCATTCTGACCCGAACTACTACTGTGAATTTCAGCGTCTGGCAACGCCCGGATTCATTGCCGGGATAATTAGAGAGCTACAGGAACGCCGCAAGGCTGACAGCGAGCCGGTGGAAAATCATATCGGAAGCAAAAACTCTCTTGACGCTATCGTTTCCTTCATCAAAAGCAAAAGCAACCCCACGGTGAAATGTTATGAGGAAGTATCTGAGCAGTTATTCAAGGATAACTGCCATGGCATTCACTCTCATGTCATTGAGTATATTTTGAAATTGGGTGAAGAATTAGAGGATTTTCGTGCAGAGCAAGCTGAAATGACGCCAGCGCAGCCGGTAGCGGACAGCGAGCCGGATCGCAATCCTGTGCTGGCGTATGCCGACAGTTATCGTGATATGGCGAAACAAGGCGTTGAGTCAGTCCCTATTTGGAGCGTCATTACCGACCTCGAGCGAAACATAGCGCCGCTCTATCGCCACGCGCAGCCAGCGCCGGAACGTGACCAGGTACGCATCGCGCATGCCGAGTGGTCACAGGCTACCTTTGGCAATGTCGGACCGGTTGGCCCGCTGAAGCACCTCAGCAAAGAAGCACTGGAAGCCGCTGCCGAGCCTGGCGACCTGTCGGAGTGGGCTGATATGCAGCTCCTGCTGTGGGATGCGCAGCGTCGTGCAGGCATCGCTGATGAGCAGATTACGCAGGCAATGATTGAAAAGCTGGCAGTCAATAAACAGCGTAAATGGCCGGAGCCGAAAGACGGGGAACCGCGGTTGCACATCAAAGAGCAGCCAGCGCCGGTAGTGCAAAAAACTGCTCACAGTAGCGTAATAGCAGAGCAGTTGGCGAATGTCCTTTCAGAAATGAAAGTTACAGACCATCAGCGAGCCGTAATCAGTTGCGCTGTCGATAGGCTAAATAACGTCGCTCAGTTGCTTCAGCTATCTCCCTCTGCGCTATTGGTGCCAGAGATTCTGGATTATCAGGGGGCCAAAGAACTTTATAACTACCTGATGACCGAAGAGGAAACCAACGCAACTGTTAATGGATGGAACGCCTGCCGCGCCGCCATGCTCGCAGCCGCCCCGCAGTCACCAGGCAGTGAACCCGCCACCGTGCCGGGTAAATGGATTCCGGTAAGCGAGCGGATGCCTGAAGACCGCATATCGGTAATCCTATGGGATGCTGAAATTGGAGAAGTAACAAGCGGTCACTACAGCCATAAAACACAGACTTTTTATCATTGCGGCGATGCTATCGAAAACGAGATAACCCACTGGATGCCGCCTCCATGCGCCCCGCAGGAGCCAAGCCTCGCCTGCATATCAAAGCGCAGCCAGCATCTAAGTTAAAACATGATCTCACTTGAGTATTTTTATTTTTAGCCACGCTATTATAGGGTGTTTTCTAAAGTAGGGAACACCCTGAATTTTTATATAAATCAAAGGAATAAGCATAATCATGCCACAGCAGAGATCGACCTATTTGAGGACAATTCCTCTCGATTTAGAGGTTAAACAAGAAGCGGTAATAAATGGTATTGAGATGGGGGTTCTTGATAACGGGATTCCATACCTCACACAAAGTGGGCTTGCAAACGTCTGTGGTGTTCAGCGATTAAGGATTAAGGAAATTACTGACGAATGGGCACAGTCAGTCGAACATGGAATCTTCCGGAAAGGAAGGATGACATTTATTGGTACATACCTTCTGAATGAAGGGTTTACTGATGAAAAATTGTATATCCCGGTCATTCGCAATGGTGTTGAGTATCATGCTTATCCAGATATCGTCTGCATGGCAATTTTGGAATATTATGCATTCGAGGCTAAGCAGGCTGAAAGTGAAACTGCTATCAGATCATACCGTGAACTGGCAAAAAAAGGCCTTAAAGCTTTCATCTATGAAGCTCTAAAATATCAGCCTGAAGACCCATGGCGGCATTATCACGACAGGGTTTCTCTGCTCAAAGATAAGGGCTCAATCCCTGACGGCTACTTTATCATCTTCAACGAAATTGCAGGTATGATGGTTGATCTTATCAACGCTGGTTTGGCTATAAACCAGCACACTGTCCCTGATGGAAGTGTCGGAAGTTGCTGGGCTCGCCATTGGAACAGCCAAGAGTTGAGCCGCGAATTTGGTGAACGGGTGGATTGTGAGCATTATTACCCCGAAGATTTCCTTCAAGCTCGGTCTAATCCACAAATAATCAATGCTTATCCTGACGGGGCCCTATCTGAATTTCGTCGATGGTTTAAACATCAGTATCTTACAACTAAATTCCCCCCGTATATTCTTAAAAAGTCAAATGTACTTCCTGGGGGGAGAGAAGACGCCACTCGCTTGATCGAGGCATTTAAACAGGCAGGTATCGAAGGTAAATAATACCTGACAGGTACGCAAAGCCGCGCAGTAAGCCAATCCGTGATATAAAATCCCCTCTACAGCAGAGGGGATTTCTATGTCTGATTTCAACATCGCATCAAAGTCAAAAGACGAGCAGGACAAGGTCCACGTCGACCTGGCAGCGTCCGGCGTCGCGTACAAAGAGCGCTTGAATATGCCGGTTGTTGCCGAAGCGGTAACCAGAGAGCAGCCTGAGCTAGTACAATTTACGCGAGTATTTCATGGAGCGCGTCCGCTACTACCGCGAGCAGAGTATCCAGCTACCCCGCGCATCCGATCCGCGCTACATCGAGATGGCCAGCTAGAACGAGAAAAAATAGCGATTTTCTCGCCTATGCTCATTTTGCTTTTATCCCCGTGACGGGCGATAATTACCTCGTCAGCCTGAGCAACTGACACGATTATCCGGCGCCAAGTGGGGACACATGGCGCACAAAACCTTACAGCAATCCCTGTCACCGATGGCGAAGGCCACCGGCGATTTTCTGCATTCAGCGTTTGACCTCTGCGGAGGTGAAGCGTGAAGCAACAATTCTGCCTTATCAACGACAACGTTAAGCGTAACGTCGTCAGCTTCATCCAGTCTCTGCCCGTCGACCACCGATCACCGCTGATTATCGAGGCGCGCGAAGAAAGCCGCACCGACAAACAGAATCGTCTCATGTGGCCACTTTTGAAAGACCTGAGCGATCAGGTGATCTGGTACGGTGAAAAGCTGGAGCCAGCGGAGTGGAAAGACCTCATCACCGTACTGGTCAGCCAGATGCAAAACCCGGAGCGTAAGCAGAAATCCGCCCCGGGCATCAACGGCGGCCGCGTCTACTTCGGCGTTCGCACCTCTCAATCCAGCAAGCGCTACATGGTTGAGGTGATCGAGGCGATCTACTGGTTCGGCACCGAGCACAATGTGAAGTTCAGTGAGAAGTCCAGCATTCGGATTGCATGGGCCCAGGAATGGAGGGCTTCGCATGCACAGTCTGCTCGCTAAGGTCATGGAGCGCGGCATCTTCCGCGTTCCGGCGCGCCGCAAGCGCAAGGTCGAAGTTAAGCCTTCCGACATCCCCACCTTTCACTATACGGCTCACCTGGCGGATGTCCGCTGGCTGCGCCGCGCTGCCAGAAGGAAAATTGTATGAGCCTCTACCGAAGCATTAATGGTGCTATCTGGCGCAACATTTGGGTTGTTGGAGATCTGCATGGGTGCCATACGCTGCTGATGAACGAGCTGGAGAGGGTCAGTTTTGACCCATTGTGTGACCTGCTGATTTCAGTAGGTGACCTTATCGATCGCGGGGCGGAAAACGTCGAATGCCTTGAGCTAATCACAATGCCCTGGTTCATGGCTGTTCGCGGGAACCATGAGCAGATGATGCTCGACGGACTATCTTCCTCCGGGAATGTGTATCACTGGCTCGCTAACGGTGGTGGATGGTTCTTTAACCTTGACTACGACAAAGAGCGCCAGGCTATCGCGTTGACGCATTTGGTTGCAGGTTTACCACTTATCATCGAGGTAATGAGCGAGGGTAAGAAGGTGGTGGTCTGCCATGCTGACTACCCGCATAACGAATACTCATATGGCAAGCCCGTCGATGCAGAACAGGTCATCTGGAATCGTGAGCGAGTGAGCGCGGCTCAGGATGGGATTGTGAACGAAATATCCGGTGCAGACCTGTTTATTTTTGGTCATACCCCGGCACATCAGCCAAGCCAGTACGCCAATCAGATGTATATCGACACCGGTGCTGTATTCTGCGGCCGCCTGACCTTGGTACAGATCCAGGATGGTGCGTATGCGTAAACCAGCACGCCGTAAATGCGCCCACTGCCGCGAATGGTTCCATCCTGCCCGGGAAGGGCAGGTGGTATGCAGTTTTGAATGCGCCAGCGCGATCGGCAAAAAACAGACAGCAAAAGCCCGGGAAGCGGCGAACGCCAGGGCGGTGAAGCGCCAGCGTGAATCCGAGAAGGAGGGGCGCCAGCGCCGTAAAGCAAGATTGGCTGAACTCAGACCTAACGGTTACTACAAAGCCCAGGCCCAGAAGGCATTCAACGCCTACATCCGCGCTCGTGATGCTGGTTTGCCATGCATCAGTTGCGGCGAGACCAACCCACCTGATCTGCATGGAGGCCAGTGGGACTGCGGCCACTTCAAAACGGTCGGCGCTTACCCTGAGTTGCGTTTTGAAGAGCGCAACGCTCATAAACAGTGCAAATCGTGCAATGCCGGTGCCGGTAAGTACACCGCCAAAGAGTCGACGGTTGCTCAGCAATACGAAGCTGGCCTGGTCGCTCGTTACGGACAGGAGTATGTCGACTGGCTTAACGGACCCCACGAAATGACCAACTACCGCCGGGAAGACTTTATTCGTATCCGCGATGAGTACCGCGCCAAGCTCAAAGCACTGAAACAGCGGGAGGCCGCATGAACCACGACGTTATCGAACGCATCCGCGACCGCTGGCAAAAGCTACGCCTCTGCCGGCACCGCGGCACCGTACTGGTTGACTACAAAATATTACGCAATTTCGTCCGTATCTATAAGCGCCTGGGAGAGACAGCATGACAGCTCAATACTTGGAATTTGTTCGCCAGCAGCTGATAGTGGCCACCGCCGATCTGAGCGGTGCGACGAAAGGGCAACTGATGGCATTTGCAGAGAACGCACAATTCACCGCTACGGCGCGCAGCCGGGGAAGGAAGAAAGTAGCCGACCCGGTAACCGGCCGCATGGTAAACCCATCCAGCCCGCCAATCCCCGGGCAGCAGTCCCGCGCAAAAGGTTCATCAATCGCTCTCGTTCTGCCCGTTGAGTATTCTACGGCCAGCTGGCGACGGGCTCTGCTGTCGCTGGAAGAGCATCAGAAAGCCTGGTTGCTCTGGAATTACAGCGACAATATCCGCTGGGAGCACCAGGAGACGATCACCCAGTGGGCATGGGAGCAATTCAGCGAGAAGCTGGCTGGCGTACGCATTGCGAAGAAGACTGTCGATCGCCTTCGTCAACTTATCTGGCTGGCAGCGCAAGACGTCAAAGCCGAGCTGGCAGGGCGGGAGACGTATGAATACCAAAAACTTGCCGCTCTGGTCGGAGTAACCCCGAAGAACTGGTCAGAAACGTTTACAGAGCGATGGGAGGAGATGAAAACCACCTTGCGGCGCCTTGATAGCGATGCCCTGTTGCAGGTAACGCGATCACGTTCACAACAAAAGGCGACAAATTTAGACTCAAGTCTTGCAAAACTGGATTAAATGCGTCATATTTGAGTCTACTTTGATATGCTGCCTTAACTTTAAGTGGCGGCATGAAGAATAAAAAGGCCCTGGCGGAAACGTCGGGGCTTTTCCGTTTCTGGAGGGTGAAAAAATGCATAAATAAACGGTAAGACCGCAGCCGTAAGGCAATGGAGCAGTCGTGATGCTCCCCTGAGTCGCCATTGAGTGAGCCTGTGTAGCGACGGGTCAAGGTTCTTATATCAAAAGAAGCTCCGGTAAAGCAGCGCGAATGCCAGACGCGCACCGGTTATAAGCGGCGATGATGCGGCATGGACTCAAGGGCATGAGCGCGGACCACTGCGAAAGTGTGGTTGTGCGATCCGGTCAGGGCTCTTGGGTAGAGACGTGCTGCACGACACGTCGACACCCGCCGCGCAAGAGCCCTGAACCAGAGCGTAAATGTTTATGCCTCGATCCAGTCGCCATCTTCGTTTTTAACGACCTCGACAAGGGTGTCGAACTGGCGCTTGCATTCTTCCGGGTCCTCGTCCCAAGTCGGCATTTCAGCCAGCCAGTTTTCCTCCGTGTCGACTGAGCCGGTAAAAGGGTTCATCAGGAATTTTTCAGTAGTCATTTTGAGAGCCTCATTGATTTCCGTTATGCGGGACTGAAGTACACGTTGCACATCCGCACCTATGGTTGATGGCAGTGCATACTTACCTGTTACCCAATGCCGGACAGTTCGGTCACTAACAGAAAGTCTTTCCGCCATCTCGGTGACGAAGTGATTCCCGAACGCAGCCTTCCCAGCGGCGATAAAAGCTTCGATGTTCATATTACGCCTTAGCAAGTTTCCAGGTTGATTTCAGGGCGGAAGCAAAGAATTCACAAGCTTTACGACCCGCATTTTTGGGAAGAGATGCGAAGCCTTTTGCTTCTGCCCATGCTGCGCGCATGATTGCTGCTTTGTCGAATTTGCCGTTGAAGATCAGCGTTGCTTTAGTGGCTGCCTGGCTTTTTTTGAAAGAGTTGAGAATGCGCATTTTGAAACACCTTTGTGATATTGGCTGGGGCTTATCCCCTTGCCTATGTAAATAATGTACAGCTTCCGATTATCGGAAGCAAGGTGATTTAAGTGAGTTATATCACAAATGCGCAATTTGCTGGTTTAGCTCAGTAGGTAGGGCGCCTGCCTTGTTAGCAGGATGTCGGCGGTTCGATTCCGTCAACCAGCACCAGATAATGGCCTGACCTGATGACGGGCTCATAACCCAATCCATCAGGGGCGCTGCTGCAACAGCGTCGCAGGCCGCCAGACCCAGCCAGGGTATTTTCGGTCATCACCGACATTACTATTACCCTCATGCTTATTGCCCGATTTTTCGCGGGCTTTTTTATTTTCAGGGTCGCGGGAATCACCCTCGACGCTTTGTTGGTAAATCAGCCCGACGGCCCTGACCTTCTCACACACAGCTTCCCGATCTTTCATCGGAGGCGGTAACTATGGCTAAGCGTATGCAAGACAAAGAGAGCATTGCCGGGATGTCCTGGCTGGTTCTGCTGATCATTGCTTGCTGGGGCGGACTTGTCCGCTACCTGATAGATGTGAAGCAGAGCAAGGCAACATGGAGCTTGATCAATGCTCTTGCCCAAATGGTGGTTTCAGGGTTTACCGGCGTTATTGCTGGCCTGGTGAGCATTGAAAGCGGACTGAGCATTTACATGATTCTGGCAACCGCGGGGATAAGCGGAGCGATGGGCTCCGTAGCGTTGACCTATTTCTGGGAACGTCTGACGGGGATTAAAGATGCAAATCAGTAATAACGGTATTGCGCTGATTAAGCGATTTGAGGGTTGCAGGTTAACTGCATATCCCGACCCGGGCACCGGCGGTGGTCCCTGGACGATTGGCTACGGCTGGACGGGGAAAGTAGACGGAAAGCCTATCAAGCCCGGAATGAAGATTGACGACGCAACGGCGGATCGCCTGCTGCGCACTGGCGTGGTGAGCTTTGACCAGGCGGTAAGCAAGATGCTCAAGGTCTCCGTTACCCAGAACCAGTATGACGCGCTTGTGTCGCTGGCCTACAACATCGGTACGCGAGCGTTATCTACATCAACGCTGATGAAGAAGCTGAATGCAGGTGATGTGAAAGGTGCCGCTGACGCATTCTTGAGCTGGAACCGTTCAGGCGGCAAGGTAATGGCTGGCCTCACCAATCGTCGCAAGGCAGAGCGGGAAGTCTTTTTATCGTGAACACGGGGAACCTATGAACTATCTCATTAACCGGCTAAAAGAGCCGTCAACATGGCGCGGCATCATCCTGGTCATTGCTGGCGTATTTGGCTACCAGATGCCTCCCGGCATTCAGGAAACCGTCATCGCTGGCGGCGTAGCGCTGGCTGGCGTTGTTGGTGCGGTGATGCCGGACAGTGTTAAGAAATGATCGCGCGATAGGCATTACAGAGCCACTTCCAGAGGTGGCTCGATAATGTCAAGGCGAGGACAAAATTATGGCAACACCAGATTGGGAGGCCATTGAATCGGCTTACCGGGCTGGTTCATTGTCAGTAAGGGCCATCGGGGAAAAGCATGGCGTTAACCACGCCACCATCCTGAAGAGAGCTAACAAAGAAGGATGGCAGCGCGACCTGACAGAAAAGGTCAGGGCGGCAACGAAAGCCAAGGTAACCAAGTCGGTAACCAAAGACGGTAACCAGTCACCAGTGGTTACTGATGAGCAGATTATTGACCGGGCATCCGATGAGGCGGCCGCTGTAGTCATGGCTCATCGGGAAAGTTTGGCGGCATGGCGCGGCATCACCAATAAGCTCCGCGACTTCCTCGAAGACGCAGAAATTACGGAAGACAATCACGCCTCAATGTCTCGCTCGATCACTGCCGGTGTCGATGCTCAGATAAAAGTGATAAACGCTGAGCGTAAGGCGTATAACCTCGACACCGAGGAAGGCAATAAGACGGTTGATGACCTGTCTAACCTGATGGATTCACTGTCTCAGGGGGCGTAATGAAGCCTGAGCATCTCAAGCTGCTAGCTGATAAAGACTGGCGGCTGAACAATCTTTACTGGATCACCGACAAAGAAGGTAAGCCGACTCGCTTCAGGATGACGCCGGAGCAGCGGGAATACTTCGAGGGGATTCACACCCGCAACATCATCCTGAAAGCTCGCCAGCTCGGATTTACCACAGAGGTGTGCATCATCCAGCTCGACGCTGCTCTGTTCGAGTCGGCAAAGTGCGCGCTGATCGCCCACACGCTGAATGACGCAAAGCGCCTGTTCCGGGAAAAGGTGAAATATGCCTACGACAAGCTGCCAGCCGAGGTAAAGGCAGCCAATCCGGCGAGCAACGACTCAGCCGGCGAGCTGGTCTTTAAGAAGGGCGGGTCACTCTACGTAAGCACCTCATTTCGTGGCGGCACGCTGCGTTACCTGCACGTCTCCGAGTTCGGAAAGATATGCGCCAAGTATCCGGATAAAGCCCGGGAAATCGTCACTGGTGCATTTGAGGCGGTATCGACAGGTTGTTTCGCAACTATCGAGAGCACCGCAGAGGGCCGGGCGGGTTACTTCTTCGATTACTGCCAGACGGCAGAGAAAGCGCTACTACAGGGAAAGCCGTTATCTGCGCTGGACTGGAAGTTTTTCTTCTTCTCCTGGTGGAAGAATCCACAGTACGCAATTGACCCGGTAGAACCGCTGCCGGCGCGCCTGCTTGAATACTTCGCTGAGATGGAGGCGAAACACGGCGTAGTCGTTAACGAACGGCAGAAGGCGTGGTATTACGCCAAAGAAAAGACGCTCGGCGACGACATGAAGCGCGAATACCCGACCATTCCGGCCGAGGCGTTCCAGCAGTCGGTCGAGGGCGCGTACTACGCCAAACAATTCCGCTGGCTCTACACCAACAAGCGGATCGGCCAAATCCCGGACAACTCACATCTACCGGTTCACACGTTCTGGGATATTGGTGTGGGGGACTCCACGGCGATCTGGTTCGTTCGCGAGGTCGGCGAAGAGTTCCACGTCATCGACTACTACGAAAACTCTGGCGAAGGGCTTCGGCACTACATGAAGGTGCTGAAAGACCGCGGCTATGAGTACGGTGAGCACTGGGGACCGCACGACATCGAGAACCGCGAGTTTGCAACTGATGCGAAGTCTCGCAAAGAGCTGGCGCGCGAGGGCTACGAGATTGACGGCCGGATGTATTCGATGAACTTCCGCGTTGTGCCGAAAGCGGGGATCGACACTGGCATCGAGTCGGTGCGTGAAATCCTCAAATCCTGCGTTTTCGATGAGGAGAAGTGCGCTGTTGGCATTTCCCACCTCGAAGGTTACCGCAAGGAGTGGGACGACAAGCGCGGCTGCTGGAAAGACAAACCCCTTCACGACTTCACATCGCACGGCGCCGACAGCTTTCGTTACTTTGCCGTGGCGAAGAACAACCGCAAGCAGGTCGGCACAGTTTTCTTCTAAGGAGCATCGCCAGTGAGCGAACAAGATAACGGCCTTCAACTGGCTGTGAACAATCTCGCCACTGAAATGCGGCGAGCGAATTACCTGAATTCCATCGGGATCGGTGGCGGGAACACAAAGCGCCCGACGCTCTATCAGGAGTTCGGCTACCCGCGCACGTCACCTTTAACGACTTCTACAACATGTACCGGCGCAACGCCGCAGGCTTCGCAGTGGTGCATCGCCTTCTGGATGGATGCTGGCAGGACTATCCGGTAATCGTTGACGGTAATGAGTCCCAGGAGGCAAAGAAAACCAACCAGTGGGAAAAGAACGTCACCAGGTTCATGAAGAAGTTGTGGCCGAAGGTGAAGGATGCTGATCGCCGCAATATGGTCGGGCGCTACTCCGCACTGCTGCTGCAGGTGAAAGATAACAAGCCATGGAGCGATCCAGTAGATACCAGTCTGGTGAAAACCCTGGGCGAGTCAGCGCTTGTAAAACTTATCCCGGTATGGGAGCCGCAGTTAACGGTCGCCGAATGGGATAACGATCGCCAGTCCGAGACCTTCGGCCAGCCGAAGATGTTCAACTTCAACGAGCAGCCGGTTGGAGACGAGGCTTTCGTCGGTCCTACGCGCGGTGAGCCAGTGCATCCGAGCCGGGTAATCCTGTTCTGCGAAGGCTCGGAAGATGACAACGTTCTGTCGGGAATCCCGCTGCTTGAGGCCGGATACAACAAAGGACTCGACCTTGAGAAGATTTCCGGCGGTGGCGCTGAGGGCTTCCTGAAGAACGCCAGCCGGCAGATCGCGGTCGAGTTCAGCAAAGAAACAGACATGGCTACGCTGTCCGATCTGGCGAAGAAGGCTGGTTATGCCGACCTCGGCGAAGCGATGGGCGACAAGGTCAACAAGCTTAACCGCGGCACCGATGCGGCGGCGGTCATGCAGGCCGGGCAGATGCACGTTCTGAGCGTGACACCCGGCGACCCGGGGCCGACGTGGGAGGTCACCGCGAACGAGCTGGCGGCATCAGTGCAAATCCCTTTCACCATCCTGTTTGGACAGCAGACCGGGCGCCTGGCGAGCGATGAGGATAAAACAGACTGGGCCATTCGCCGCAATACCCGCCGCAACGGCTTCCTGACTGACCGAATCACAGCCTTGCTGGAACGCTTCTGGACCCTGGGCATTATCGATCCGCCGACAAATGGAGAGGTCACCATTTCATGGACCGACCTGCTGGCTCCGGGCGAGAAAGAGAAAATCGAGAACGCTTCGAAACTGGCTGATATCGTCCAGAAAACGTCGGGCTTCTATGGTGGCGAGCCGCCATTCACAGCCAACGAACTTCGCGAGATTGTTGGCCTCGACCCTCTGTCTGAGCCAAAGCAACCACCTAACCCGAATGACAAGGTGACAACCGATGATCCACTGGCCGATGACACCGGAGCAGACGGCAAAGGTGGGGCTGCCGATAGTTCCGCGCAGCAAGGTTGACCCGACACGGTCAGCGAAGCAGGTCAGCGCGATGTACCGGGATATCGAGGAGCGGTATCTCGGCATCAAGCGAGCGCTGAAAGCATTGTTCGACCAGCGATTGACCGGACGAGAGCGGGAGGTAAACAGCCATGACTGGCACTTCCTGTGCCACGACCACGGCGAAGATGTGCGGCTCTACCAGGTAAACGCTGGCAAGTTTATCTACGACATGTCGGCGCAGGAACTGGCTGACCTGCTCGAAGCGGTACAGTCCATTCTCGACGATTACCTGCTGGAAGGCGGCGAACAAAACCTCTGGGCGATGGATTACGTCGCCGCAGAGGCGCAGCGCGGAACGCTGGAGGCATTCAATAACCTCTCGCAGCAGTCTCAAGTCTACGCCAGCCAGACGACGCTACAGCAGCTTTTAAGCAGCCCTGGTCACCTTAATCAGGTGGCAGCCGCCAGACTGACAACATTTAGCGACTGGAAGGTAATCAGCGACACCGCCCGCGGCGATCTGACCAACATCATTACCGATGCGGTCGCGCGCGGGGTGAATCCTCGCGAGACGGCCAGCGTCATCAGTAAGCGCCTCGACGTATCGATGTCGAAGGCCAAGACCATCGCTCAGACTGAGCAGGTCGGCGCGCTGCGCCAGGCGCAATGGAATGAAACTGATTGGGCCGCTGACCGGCTGGGGCTGAATACCGGCCTGCTATGGCTATCGGCACTCAAACCGACGACGCGCAGCTGGCACGCCAGCCGTCATGGCAAGGTCTACACCACCGAGCAGGTGCGAGACTTCTACAGTGAAATGAAGAACCGCGCCAACTGTTATTGCAGTCAAATCCCAGTATTGCTGACAGATGATGGTCAGATTTATAACGAGGGATTGGCTGACAAACTTGCTGCTGAGCGCAAGAAATGGAAGCCTGACGAAAAGTGAAGTGGTAAAATTGACGTGCGGCTAGACCGGCCAGTCGAAGAGGGTGAACGTAGACACCCCTGCCGCACTCATCAGCTACGAAACCTGCTACGAGGTTTAGAATGAAATCATGCAAGAAATGCGGCGAGATTAAGCCATTAACATCCTTCTATAAAAGCGACCGCTGTACAGATGGCTATCGTGGTACGTGCAAACAGTGCGCAGTTAGAACCAAGTGCTTACCGGCGGCAGATAATGGTGTTGTTCCAATCCCATCAGCCGATCGTCTAAATGAACTATTCGAGTTATCAGGTTCTGACCTGGTGGCGAGAAAGTCCAGAGGGCGTGTAAAAGTCGGCTCCGTCTGCGGCTACAAGCGAACAGATGGCTATATCAGAGTGAAGGTGGATGGCGCGTTGGTAATGGCACATCGGATCGTCTGGAAGATGCTTCACGGCGATGAGCCCAGCTTTATCGACCACATCAATGGCGATCGCTCAGATAACCGACCGGAAAATCTACGGGCCGTTACAAGCTCTGATAATAAGAGCAATGAGTCGCTCAGAGTTGATTCAACGTCAGGCTTTATCGGTGTTACCTGGTACACCCCAACCAGCCCGACCAAAACGGCAAAATGGGTGGCTAAAATAGCCAAAGAAGGCTGTGAGAAGCACATTGGCTACTATATCGAACTCAAAGACGCCGTCCTTGCCTACAATGCGGAGTGTTTGAAATTGCACGGCGATTATGGGCTACGAAAAATAGAACATAACCTGAATAAGCTCCGAGAATTGGGGCTCTGATGAATAACTACAAGGTCGCTTCGGCGGCCTTTTTTATTGCCTGAAATCCAACAAGGATGCCCATATGAGCGGCGTATATTTCGAATCGAAGCGACATGGCGATATCTCATGCACGCACGTTAAGATCGGCGGCGTCGAAGCGATGATGAAGCAGGTAGGTGATCGCAAAGTCATTAAGTCACAAGGTCGCGGCAACGTGCGCCAAGTAAAAGCTATCGTCAGAGCGTTACACAAAACTATCCAATAACGAGGACCCAGCATGAAACGCAATCGCGTTAACGTGCTGACCGTCGTCAACTCCGCTTCAAACATCACCACTGAAACCATCGACGGCAAGCCACATATCGTGGTTCGCGGCATCACGCCTGTCGTGGACGATATCGTGATGAACCGGAAGTTGTACCCGGCAGCAGAAATCGAAAAGGCCTACAACACGCTTGAGCGTAACCCGATGCCGCTTGGCCACCCGAAGGTTGACGGCAAGCATGTGTCTGCTCGCGATGTCCGGGCGGTGAATGAATATCACGTAGGCGCATGGCTGCAGAACGTCAGCCACGAAGGTGGGAAGGTGACGGGTGATATGTACGTTAACCGCCAGTACGCCGAGTCAAGCGAGAAGGGCAAGCGCCTGATTAATCGCCTCGATGAGATGATCTCCGGTACCAACTCAGAACCCATCCATATCTCTACCGGACTCCTATATTCCGGCATTGCCGCTAATGGTGAGTCGAAGGGCAAGAAGTACAACGAGATCGCCACCAACATGATGTTTGACCATGTGGCGGTGCTGCTCGATGAGCCTGGCGCCGGAACTCCGGAAGAAGGCGTGGGCATCTTCGTCAACTCAGAAGGTCATGAGCAGCAGATCGAAGTTGCTCGCCTTGCTGATGGTATCGACTGCACCCGCGAAGGTCTGCTCAACAAGACCAAATTCTTCTTCACCAACGCCTCCAACTTCTCTTTTGACGACATTTCACGCGCTATCAGCGACAAGTTGCGTGAGGGTGACACAGAAGATAAGTGGCTATGGCCAGAAACGGTGTGGCCAGACAGCTTCATCTACCGCGATGAAGCCAAGTATTTCAAACAGAAGTACCTCATCGATGACGACGGCAAAGCCGTGTTTGTCGGCGAACCTGTAGAAGTCGTGCGCAAACCCATTGAGTACGAGATTAAAACCAACGGAGAGAACGATCCGATGAAAGAACTGATTATCAATGCGCTGCAAGCCGCGGGTAAGCCGACTGAAGGCAAGTCCGATGCCGAACTGATGGACGCTTACAACCAGCTAGCGGCAGAGAAGGCGGCAGCCAAGAAAGATGGCGGCGACGAAATCGATCCCGCCACCGGCAAGCCTAAGAAAAAAGAGCAGGCCAGCAACAGCGAAGAAGCGCCGGCATGGTTTAAGCCATTTGCTGATGATTTGGCAGCCGTTAAGTCAGGCCTTGCCGTGAACGCTGACAAAGAGAAAGGCGAAAAACGCGCTGCCGTAAAAGCGAAATTCGGGCTGGATGACCTGGCGGTGAATGCGCTTGACGGCGCCGCCCTTGATGGCCTGTTTGCTCAGTGCCAGACCTCTACCGGCCTGAATGGTGCATTCCGTCCGGTCAACAACAACGATTCTTTCAGCGAAATGCCGGAGTAAAAAATGGCTAAAGACGGGAAACACGTAATTCACGCGGGCGGGATTTTCCCCAACCCGCAACTTAATCGTGAAGGTTCTGCGGCCGCAGCGTTTCTGCCGGGTACCGTAATCTTTTTCAGTGCAGACAAGCCTACACCGTCTGTTGATGGCGCTGAAGACGCGATTCTTTACGTTGCTAACTACGACTATTTGCGCTGCAAAACGGTTGACGATGCCTATGCGATCGGTGACTGGGTGGTAAACATCCAGCCAACGCCGGGCGTTTTCCTCAACGTTCGCGCTGCCGCTGGTACCTACACCAAGGGCCAGCCGGTTTCTGTGGCCAATGGCCAAATTAAAGCACTGGCAGAGGGTGAAACCATCTTTGCCTATGTCGAAGAAGACAAGTCCCTGACCGCCACAGCAGGCGATCTGGTTCGCGTCGTGTTCAAGTAAGGAGAGACTGAATGTTTGTATTTTCCACCCGACGCGCGACTGAGACGGGCAACCTCGAAGCGAACCAGGCGCAGTTCAATGAGCTGCAACTGGCGCGCAATATGAGTGCTCAGGCCGTTGCTGATTTCGTATCCCGCACCCGCTGGCGTGGTGATGCGGCAAACACTCCGGTGCTGCACGCGACGAACGCTGTCGACGATATCCGCCGCCTGTATCGCGCTTATGATCAGACTGTGCTGGCTGAATTCGAACCGACTACTGAATTCACTCTGCTTAACGACCTGATCCCGTTGTCCCGCTCTGTCCGTCTTGAAGAGTCCGTGTACGAGTATGCTCGCACCGGTGGCCGCGGCTGGGCGCATACCTCCATGTCCGGCCAGATTGGTGCGGCGCTTGATGCGCGCGCGTACACCTTCGACGGTACGATGGTTCCGATCCACGACTCTGGCTTCAAATTCCAGTGGCGTGACCCTATTTTCAACAAAGGCTCCGCTCTGGCTTCTCTGGCCGACGCTCAGCGCGGCTCTGTTGATGATGTTCGTCGTCAGTACGTGGATTACGTCTTCAACGGTTTCCGTGACTCTGCTGGCAACTATATCGCTTTTGATGGCAAGACCTGGAAGGGGGTAAAAGCCGATGAGCGGGTGCAGATTGTCGATCTCAGTGCTTCCGGCCTAAATATCGACTTCACCAGCTCAAGCGCAACGGCTGAGCAAATCCGCAATGCAGCCATTGCTCTGCGCGACGTGATGAAGCTGACCAACCTGCAGTATGCACAGCAGACCTGGTATGTTTCAGGCGAGATCACCTCAAATCTGGAACGCTACTTCAGCGACAACTACCAGTCTGACACCATCCTGCAGGAGCTGCTGAAGCTTTCTGGCATTGCAGCCATCAAAGAAGATGCGCAGTTGTCTGGTAACCAGATCCTGATTGTTCCGCTTACCGCCGGCGTTATCGCTCCGATTGTCGGCCAGGCGGTCGGCACCGTTGCTGACCCTCGCCAGTTCTATAACAGTGACTACGTCTGGCGCACCTGGGGTGCGATGGGCTTGATGGTTAAGACCGACATCAACAATCGCAAATCTGTTATTTACGCGCACAGCTAAGGGGTAACTATGGCACTGGTAAAAGTGGTTCGCGATAACCTGCTTTCCGGTGCCAATCTCCAGAAGCTGGAGGTTGGTGCTCAGGTTTCGGTAAGCGGTGATGTCGCTAAGCGTTGGGTAGCTGCTGGTCTGGTTGAAATCATTAGTGATGACGAGCAGACGCTGGAAGTGGCTACTCCGGGCAATGATGCTGCAGAGCAGGCAGAGCAGGCAGAGCAGGCAGAGCAGGCAGAGCAGGCAGAGCAGGCAGAGCAGCAGGAAGAATCTGCCAGCAAATCGAAGAAGGCGAAATAACCATGGCTGACCCAATCACAGCGGCAGACGTGCAGGCGTTCCTCGGTGAGTTGGGTTACGCCATTCCCGCCTCGCTGCTCGATCCGATTCTCTGCGTAGTGAACAAGATTATCCCGTGCCTCGATGGCGCGGGATATGACGACTGCACGGCAAAGCTCATTCTGATGTATGCCGCTGCGCTCATGGCGACGTCATCCGGCGCCCGCCGCATCAAATCGCAGGGGGCGCCATCAGGAGCGTCGCGCTCGTTCGATTACGGAGACGACGGCATTACCTGGCTGCGTGACTCGCTGGCGAAACTGGATACCAGCGGCTGCACCAGTGAACTTCCGATCAGCGCTGGCAACAGTGTGGGCCTGTTTATGGTGGTCGGGGGCTGTTAATGGCATGGGTTTCAGTTCAGCAACGGCTGCCGCGGACGTTTACCCGGGTGTGGGTGATCACCGATGCCGGCCAACAAACGACGGCGTACGTGAAAAGCGACGGTGAGTGGTTCATCAACTGCGACCGCATACGCGCCACAGGCGCTGTTGTGCTGCGATGGAGGGATGACTGATGTCTTCGGTAGCAAACTGGAGCTATACCGCGACGGCGACTATCTGGCGGCGCATACGCGATGCTGACGGTAGTGATACCGACGGCGGAGGTCAGCCGTACGGGTGGGAAGCGCCGATCGCTATCCTCTGCGACTACCAGGGCGGGCTCTCTGCAAAAATCGGTGACCTTGGCCGGGAAATTGTGGTTAAAAACACGATATGGAGTGAGTACGCAACGGCGCGGGAGGGAGATTACATCCTGATTGGCGCGTCAACTGATGCGGCTCCGCCGGATGAGGCCGATGAGATTCGGCAGATCGTCCAGTTCGCAGATACGTTCGAGCGACTGGCAGACGATTTCGCACTTATAACGGGAGTCTGATTATGGGCGTTAAAGTTCGGGGAGTCTCCAAGGTCAGCAATAACATCAACCGGCTGATTGATAATATCGAAAAGCGAAAAACCATGCGGGCGCTCTACTCTGCTCTGTTTGAGATTGGGCTGGAGTCCGCGGTGCTGGTTCCTATCGATACCAGCACTCTGGTTAACTCTCAGTTCAGAGAGGTTGTTATCAAGGGCACCAGACTAACCGGGAGAATTGGTTATTCTGCAAATTATGCGGCGTACGTGCATGAGGCCAAAGGTATTCATCTTGGAAAAAACACCCCGCGCCCTGTAAGAAAAGGCGAAGCGCCCGGTTCCCGTGGAAATATATGGGACACATCAGGCGAGCCCAAATTCCTTGAGAAAGGTGCTGAAAACGCCAGAGACAGAGTTGACGCAGTTATACGCAGGGAGATGGAGCTATGACACCTCCTATGCACAGGCGGGTTCGAAATGTTTTTGTTGATTCTGGATTGACTGCCGGATACATCGTTCAGTCCCTGTTCTGGAATGATACCGGCAAGGCATCTGACCGCTTTATTGTGTTCCGACCAAATGGTGGCACGTCAGTAGATCGTGATATGGCCGCTGATTACTACGTCATGGTGGACGTGATAAGCAAGGGAAAGGCATCTGCTGACTATGCGCAGTCAGAGAACGACGCTCAGGCCATCATCGATTACGTGCAGCAAAACCCGATGACGCACACCTGCCTTGGGCAGATATCCAACATGGGCGGAATTCCTTCGCCTGTTATCACAGCCGAGGGGCGTATGGTGTGGCGCCTGCAGTTCGCCTGCCTCTTTGGCGGATAACACCGAATAAAACCACATAAGGTCGCCTGGAGCGGCCTTTTTTATTATCTGAAGCGAGGTAAGCAACAATGCAAGGCTGCTCCGACAACGGACAACTAATTGGTCGCGCTAAGACGCTGGAACTGGCTTACGGCTGTGCCGACCAGTTTCCGGCGGAAGGCGACTGGAAACTGATGGGGTTGCCAACATCGGCAACGTGGGACCTTAGCCCGGAGGCTCTGACCTCTGATGCAGATAACGGCGGATTCAGTTCAAACCTTATTGCCAGTCTGGATCCGACCTACTCCATTGAAGGGGAGGTTCGCGTTAAAGACCGCACTGATGAGTTTGGCATTCAGCAGTTCGTGAAATACATCGTCGATGAGGTTCGTGCCCGCCGCCAGCCAGGTGTATGGATGCGTTTCCACTGGGGCGATTATTACCACATCGGCTATATGGTCCCATCAGGAGCCAGTGACGGTGGTGGTGTGAAAGAAATCGTGACCTACAGCTTTGAGTTCAAACTGGCTGACGGTCAGACTTTCCAGATCACCGAAGCTGATGGTGACATTCTGGTTACCGGTGTAAGTGTTGCGCCGACGACCAGTTCTATTGCTGCTGGCTCCAGTACTACATTCGCGGTGAATGTTGCACCGGAAGATGCTGATAACAAACTGTTCACAGCTAGCTCATCCGTGCCGGCACGTGCAACCGTCGCCATCACTGGTAATACGGTAACCGTGTCAGCGCCGTCAGGTGCAACGGCGGGAACAGCCACAGTTACTGTGAAGACGGTTGATGGTGAATTCGTGGCTACCCACGTGGTTACTGTCACGGCGTAAGCAAAACAAAGGGCAGGAACCTGCCCTTGATTTTGTTTACAGGAGGCAGCAAATGGTTCCGCTAAAAGAGCTGGGAGAATGCCTGGTAACCGTCGGGGACCGGGATTATTTTTTCCGGCCATCATTCATGGCTATGTCGCGCATCGGCGAGCCAGCAGAAATAGTTCAGACGTTCTATGACCTTTGCAACGATGAAATAACACCTCTCATTCAGAGGGTTGTCGAAGCGTACGGCAGAGTGCCTGAATGGCTGGCTAAACACCTTTCTGCTTTACATCTTGATAAGAAATCTCTACTGGCCGCCCACACGGTCCTCACCGCTTGCTGCAATGATGACATAGGTGATCTGGTTGGCTGGATGAAGCCCGGCAAAACCAAAAGAAGGGCGTTTGTGTGGCATAAGGGCGTCATGAATCCGCAGGATATGGTCATCCTTGCACAAAGTCTGATGATGCACGGCATTATCGGAAAGGCCAAAGTACGCAAACTTCAGCGCCATGAGACAAATGAAAAAACCAGTGAGTTCAGAGCTGCCGATTACGTTATCGCTGCACGCAACCACTTCGGGATCAGCAGAGAGGAAGCTGAAAATCTGACGATGACCGAATTCAGCCTAATGCTCATCGCCAAATACCCGGATCAGAAAGGGTATACCAGGGAAGAATACGATCATGCAGCTGATGACTACTTTGCGCGCCGTAAGCGCAGACAGGCTAAAGCCAACAAATAAACCAGCCCCGGCATAGTCCGGGGCTTTTTTATGCCCGCAACTCCCCGCGCTTCACACGCGCATATCAACACACAGAACCTTTCAGGATGACCCTTGAGGATACCGGTTTGGCTATCGGTGCCTTTCTGTGGGCCGGATTCCTGTGTGACAAGGTTCATCACTAAAAGGTAATACCGATATGTCTAATATCATCCCTATGAATTACGATGACCGTTCATTCCCTTTTACGGCAGATTGCTGGTTCAACGCCACAGTTGCTGCAAAGCATCACGGCAAGCTTCCGAAGGACTGGCTAAAGACTGAGGCGACAAAAATTTATATCGCCGAATTGGCTGAGGAGCTTGGAATTGCTGGCTCCGGCGTAAAAGAGGATTTTTCTCCCCTTTTAGTCAGAGTGGAGAAAGGGCGAAACGGCGGGACCTGGCTTCATCCGGAGTTGGCGGTGGAGTTCGCCCGCTGGTTGTCAGTAAAATTCGCCCGCGCCTGTGACCGACACATTAAAAATCTTCTGCTGAGTAAAAACTTCCAGCTCACCGAGGATCAGATTGTCGGCCTGATGGTGTGCCAGCAACCAACGTCCTGGGAGAAGCGCTTTAAAGACCCGTTCTATCAAGCACTGTCGAAAATGTCCGGCCTTCCTTACTTTGGTCATGTCGGCGGTTGCCCGGCTCTGTTCGGGCAGATCACCTCTCGCTGGGTGTACGGTGTAGCACTTCCTGATTATGTCTATCAGGCAGCCAAACAAGCCGCCGGGGACAGCAAGGAGAAGATTCACCAGCATCTTAAGCCTGATGCACTGGAGAAGGTCGAGCAGCAACTGATCGCCGTTACCAACATTGCCAGTTGCAGCATTGACCAGAAGGACTTCGAGGCCCGTTGCATGGCTGCGTTTCCCGTTAAGGGTCAGATGAAACTGCTGTATGCGGCGGCGTGACCATGAATAACCGAATCGTTGAATGCGCCTCCAGAGCGGGGCGCGACTTCTCGGAGTTCATGAAAGGCGAGAAGAACATGATGGAGGCGCTGCGATCGGCTGAAGAGTTCACCGAGCAGTTACGCATTCACGGCTGCGTTAATCACCACTTCGTCAATTTCATGATGATGAAAGCGATCATGAAGGTATTTGACGACTTGCGCCGAGAGGAGTTGCGGGAAGAGCGACGACGCAAACGTGAAGAGAAGAAGAAATGAGCCAACCACGGTGGGCTTTTTACTCCCTCCTATCCCTGCTAATCTGTCCAAAACTAACCAGTGGGGATAGGGATATGAGGGGTTTTATTGCGCTTAGTCTTTTGATGGCCTCAGGCGTGGCTGTGGCTAATGAAAATCTTGTTTGTGAGTATGCAGTTGGGGATTTTTCTTCACCTCCAACTCTTCTCACTAAAGGCAGCGCAAATGTGATATTCAACGGAAAATCTTTTACAGCATATAGGCCAGGAGGCTCTTATGTAGTAAGCCCACCACTGACTGAAAAGAAAGATGGTGTGATTTTCATTGATGATAAAACAAAGGTATTTGCCGCTAGCCAGGACAAATCTAACTTTGCTGTATCTGACCGAATAAAGAAAACCACGGAGCAGTGGGCTAAATGCGAAATAGATAAGGCATCGGCACTACAAAAAAAATCAGAAGATGAAATGAGGATGGTTGAGAGTCTCTCTGGAGCAAAAGCAAAGTCATTTTTTATGAAAGAAAAGCACGCCTTTACCACAAACTGCCTAGTGTGGGAGGATGTTACAATGATTACTGGCCGTTACCCTGCAATGATTATCGCTGGCAGTGTAATGATGGGTAAGAATCCACGATGGGATGGAAGGGAATATTCCTTTACCTTCAATGGTGGATCGATGATGGCTAGATTTGTACCAAGTGAACCTCGACACAAATTTGTCATTCAGGCTGGTGATAAATTTTATGGCTGTGGTCCATCAGAGATAGATCATAACTATGAATGAACGTTAAAACCCACCATCAGGTGGGTTTTTTAGATTCGTTAGCTATTTTACGTAAATTCATAAGCTCACGTAGTTTTGCCGCGTCAGTATCGATTTTCCAGACAAGCTGATCTATCAACCAGTCTATTCTTTCATTGTTTTTATCAAAATCTTCAGATGTTTTTACTTCTGTAGAGATAAGATCGTTGTAAACCTTACCAAACTCTGTATCCATCTGAAGGGTAAAGCCACCCTCTAGCGTGTCCTGGAGTATCTGCACTATCTCAGAGTTCATGGAGCGGCCATTACGCTTGGCTCTCTCGGCTATGGCATCACGCATACCATCAGGGAAGCGGAGCATGAATTTATCGTATTCGCGGACTGGTTTTTCTGACATAAGCACCTCAAAATTTTCTTGATGCTATCACATTGACATTATCCGTAAATTGAGTCACAGTGATATCATGTCACGGTGACATAATTAGTGAGGGTTGATATGGATACTTTATATACTGAAAGAAAAAGCTCTAGCTTCCAATTGCGTTTGCCAGAAGGGATGAAGGAAGAGATCCGCCGTATGGCTGAAATGGATGGGATATTGATTAACTCTGCAATTGTGCAACGTTTGGCAAAAAGCCTGCGTGAGGAGCGCATGAATGGTCAGTAAAAACAGCGAAGCCCCATTGGCGGCAACCTTTGGGGCTTCTATCGAAAATAACCGCGAAGGAAATATCGACATGAACAGTGTACAGAATAAAGAGCTAAGTTTCCACAATGTCACCCTGGTTCCGGCACCTGTTGCGGATGGTATATGGCTGACATCGGCAGATATCGCTAAGGCACTGGGATATGCTTCTAGCAAAAGCGTTTCGACCATTTACTCACGCAATTCAGATGAGTTCACAAGCAGCATGTCAATGGTCATCAAAATGAAGACCAATGGAATAAACAATAACTTACGTGAAAAATCGGTCCGCGTGTTCTCTCTCCGCGGTTGCCACCTGATCGCTATGTTTGCCACTACAGACAAAGCCAAAGAGTTCCGCCGCTGGGTGTTGGATATTCTGGATCGGGAAGTGGCGCATTCGCCGATTGCGAAGCAGTTCAGTGATGATGAGCTTTGCTCTCTGGCATGGTTATGGCGAGCGAGTGACATCATGCTGACAGCCTGTGAGAGCGTTACTCCATTGCTGAAGGTAGCCGAGCATCGGCAGGCCGGGCACTTTCACACGATCGGCCAAGAACTACCGCGGACAATTAACAAGGCCAGAGCGATCATTAAGCGCGAGACAGCGCATATCGAATTTCACCCATGGAAGGATGATAACTGGAGCAGGGTATTACCGCACCTGCGTCAGGAGATGTTGCAATGATGCATAAATAGAAAAGCCGACAGTTCGCAGCTGCCGGCTATCCATAAATCTGTCATAAGGGTCCAACCAATGACTTCATTAAATTTAGCACCAAAAAGCAGTGTTGTCACCGATAAAACCATTGACAGCCAGACTTTGCTGATGATGGTTAATCAGGCTCGCAAGCAGTGCGGGGAGCCAGAGGTACGCAACAATAAGTTCATTGAAAAAGTAGTCGACGAACTTGATGGGGAGTTTTACACAAAAAGTGGCTTTGTTGAATAAATCGAACTTTTGCTGAGTTGAAGGATCAGATCACGCATCCTCCCGACAACTCAGACCATTCCGTGGCAAAGCAAAAGTTCAGAATCACCAACTGGTCCACCTACAACAAAGCTCTCATCAACCGTGGCTCCCTCACTTTCTGGCTGGATGATGGGGCGATTCAGGCCTGGTATGAGTCGGCAACGCCTTCATCACGAGGAAGGCCCCAGCGCTATTCTGATCTCGCCATCACCACCGTTCTGGTGATTAAACGCGTATTCCGGCTGACCCTGCGGGCTGCGCAGGGTTTTATTGATTCCATTTTTGCCCTGATGAACGTTCCGTTGCGCTGCCCGGATTACACCAGTGTCAGTAAGCGGGCAAAGTCGGTTAATGTCAGTTTCAAAACGTCCACCCGGGGTGAAATCGCACACCTGGTGATTGATTCCACCGGGCTGAAGGTCTTTGGTGAAGGCGAATGGAAAGTCAGAAAGCACGGCAAAGAGCGCCGTCGTATCTGGCGAAAGTTGCATCTTGCTGTTGACAGCAACACACATGAAGTTGTCTGTGCAGACCTGTCGCTGAATAACGTCACGGACTCAGAAGCCTTCCCGGGCCTTATCCGGCAGACTCACAGAAAAATCAGGGCAGCCGCGGCAGACGGGGCTTACGATACACGGCTTTGTCACGATGAAATGCGCCGCAAAAAAATCAGCGCGCTTATTCCTCCCCGAAAAGGAGCAGGTTACTGGCCCGGTGAGTACGCAGACCGCAACCGTGCCGTTGCTAATCAGCGGCTGAGCGGAAGCAATGCACGGTGGAAATGGACAACGGAATATAACCGTCGCTCGATAGCGGAAACGGCAATGTACAGAATGAAGCAGTTGTTGGGAGATTCACTGACGCTGCGTGACTACGATGGTCAGGTAGCGGAAGCTATGGCCATGGTGCGTGCGTTGAACAGGATGACAAAGGCTGGGATGCCAGAAAGCGTGCGTATTGCCTGAAAATCCAGCCAGCTACAGGGTCGTTCGCACGAAATCTTATTTATTCAACAAAGCCACAAAAAGTGTAAAACCCTCCGGCACTAATGGCGGCCGTCCTGTTGAGGTAATTGACATGACGATCAAGCAGGCCCTTCGCGTGGCCGCGCGCGAGTCAAAAGCCGTTCGCCGTTCTTTGGTTGATAAGCTGGAAGACATGCAGGCTATCCAGGTGCCGACCAAGAGCACCTCAGGGCTTACTGAATATCGGCTTGCCAAAGCTGAGCAACTGAAAGCTCAGGCTCTGGAGAAAAACATCGCATCGGCCCGCGAGTTGATGTCAATGTTCCCGCGGCTTGGTGAATCGGCTAACCAGGTGATCGTAGCCACTCTTGTTAATCCACTTCTCAGTCACGAAATTGTGCCACTGCCGGCGATTGAAGAGCATTACTCTACGGCGGGTGAAGTGGCAGCGCAGCTCGGTTGCACTGCGAACAAGATCGGTCGCGTGGCCAATAAACACAACCTGAAAACTGAGCAGTACGGAAAGTTCTTTCTGGATAAGTCGAGGCACTCGGATAAGCAGGTTGAGGCGTTCCGTTACAACGCCGAAGGGGTTCAGGCGCTTCGCCACCTGATCCATGGTGCTGATGTAGCGTAACTATCTGAAAAACATTCAAAGCTCAATTTTGGGCTTTGCTATTTAAACCCGCTTAACTGCGGGTTTTGTCGTTCCCATTCATACCTGATAGGATAGTTCTGAACATTCAAAACGGATACATCCTAAAATGAAAAAGACGATCTTGGCTTTGTGTGTAGCTGCTATCCCTCTGGTATCAACCGGCGCTGAATATGTAACGGAAGGCTCTTGGCAGGTTAAGAAAGAAGAAAACAAGATGACCGATATGACTGATGTTGTAGCCATTAATAGGTCACCAGATGTCTATATGAGGCAAGGAATTGAAAGAAGTACTTCCATTGTCTTGCGATGCCGTGAGGGAAAAACGGAAGCATATCTTTCCGTAGATGAGTATATGGGGATTGATGACCCGTTAATAACCATCAGGTTTGATGGAGGAAAGCCGCAAAAACGTAGATGGAGTGCTGCAGAAGGGGGCGAGGCGGCATTCAGCCCCAAGGCCATATCCTTCATAAAGGATATTTCCTCTCATAAAAAAATGATCCTTGGGTTCGAGCCATATGGTTCAACGATGCAAGTAGTTGAGTTTGACCTCACTGGAGCAGATTCAATAGCAAAAGAAATTTCCTCTTCATGTAAGTGGAAAATGTGATTTCTGCCGTGCTATCCATGATCAGCAAGTGAAATAACTAATCACATATATAACCCGCTCAGGCGGGTTTTTTATCGCCCGGAGAAAAGTAAATGGCTGGAACCTTTGATGCTGGCAGCGTTGTCTATGAAGTCGACATGGATACTTCGCGTTTACTGGCAGCGCGAAGAGAAGTTGATGCGGCACTGAACGGTCTTAATGGGAGCATGGGCCGCCTTGAAGCCAGCGTTAACCGCACTGAGCGCTCTATTGGATCGATGGAACGAACAATGTCCAGCCTCTCTGGCGTTGCTAAAGGCTTGCTGGCCGCGCTTTCTGTGCAACAGGTTGCGAGTTACGCCGATGCCTGGACTGAACTGAATAACAAAGTCGCTAACTCGGTTCGTACTGGAGAGACGCAGGCCGAAGTTATGCAGCGGATCTTTGATGTTTCACAAGCAACCCAGTCATCCCTGAACGGCACAGCGACTCTTTACGCCCGGCTTGAGCGCGGAACCAGAACATACAACACCAGCGCAGAAGACTTAACCCGCCTTACCACTATTATCAACCAGGGATTTGCGGTATCCGGCGCAACTGCTCAGGAAGCTGAGAACGCAATCATTCAGCTATCACAGGGTATCGCTTCCGGCGTTCTGCGCGGCGAAGAGTTTAACTCAGTGTCAGAGCAGGGGAGCCGCCTCATGGTCGCTCTGGCTGATTCGATGGGTGTTTCTATTGGTCAGTTAAGGGCTATGGCCGCTCAGGGGCAACTGACAACAGACGTTGTAGTTAAGGGGCTTCTGTCACAAGGGGATGCAATCGGCAAAGAATTTGCCAACACCACCGTCTCAATCGCCAAGGGATTGCAGGTTGCCGGTAACAACGTAACGAAGTTCTTTGGCGAAAACTCGACGGTTAAATCATTCGCAGCAGGGTTCCGAGACTCTGTTATTACAATAAGCGAAAACCTTGAGACGCTGGGGACAGCCTTAATTGGCGCTGCTGCAATAATGGGCGGTAGGTTTGCTGGCGCGTTAGCAATGGCAACAGCCGCTCAAGCCTCAAGAGTTAAAGCAACCATTCAGGGAATAGTTGCGACAAGGCAATCGGCACAACAGGAAGCCGCAGCAGCATCAGTGACAGCCAGAAAAGCAGCGGCAGATAAAGATGCTGCTCTTTCCGCTCTAAATGTGGCAACTGCTGAGTATAACGTAGCAAAAGGCTCTGCTGCTGAAGCCTTTGCGCTTGAGAACGTTATACGACTAAGAGGGATTTACGTTGCAACATCCGCAGAAGCGGCATTGGCTAATAATGCACTAGCGGCATCACAAGCCAAAGTGGCCGCTACGGGTATAACTTTTGCAAACACAATGAAGGTAGTGAATTCGGTTACCGCCCCTTTGGGTGGACCCATTGGCGTAATAGCCATTGTTGCCGCTGGCTGGTATCTTTATTCACAGCGACAGGCCGAGGCCAGAAAAGAGGCAATAGCTTTTGCTGACACCGTACCTGACGTTATTAAGCGCCTCAAGGACATGAATCTTGCTCAAGCTCAGGGCGTTAGGGCTGATACGGTCACCTCAATTGAGGCGCAAAAGGAAGCTATTAGCGATCTGAAAGATACCATTTCAGGTCTGCAATCCGATTACGAGAAATATACAACGCTTGCAAGGCAATACGGAGTTACCGAAGATCAAAATAATGGTTTCGTGATTAAGGCAAAGGATGCCGCAAACGAGTTGGCCAAAAAGCGCAGGGATCTGGATGGAGCGACAGCCACTCTTAAGCAAACTGAAGACGCATTACACCTAATTAACATTCAAGTTAATCAGGGCATTGTTGATCAGATGAGGGCTGCCAGAGATAACGCTATCGCTATCGCTGAAGCAGAAAAGCAAGCGTCATTCCTCGGTGGAACCCAGGCATTCCTGGCTGAAAAACTCGGCCAATCAACGCAGGCCCTGAAAGCCTTCAACTCAGAAAGTCTGAAAATAAACTGGGGCGGGAAAGAAGGCGAGAAGTTAATTAAGCAGGCTGAGCGCCGACTTGCCTTGTCAAAATTGGAGGGGGAAGCAAAAGCCAGGCAGCAGGCGGCCTATGATGCTGAGGATGCAGGCGTTACAGATGAGCGAGCAATCAAAAGGCTTCAGGATAATTATGCTGCAACAGAGAGAAACACTCAGGCAAGAAAGGATCAAAAGAAGGAAGATAATGCTGCGGCGTCTGAGGCTAAGAAACTTGCTAACCAGCAGGAATCGGTAAACCAAAAACTTGAAAATCTGCGCCAGCAATCAGAACTCGCTGCTGGCTCAACGCAGGAGTTAAGCCGGGATCAGGCGATGCTAAGGGCCGAGCAGTCACTCGGTAAATCCGCATCAGCCGATCAGGTTCAGCAGGCTAGAAATTACGCGGCTGCTGTTTGGGATACGGCGGCAGCAATTAAGGCGCGCAATGCCGTTCCTGAGCTTAAAGAAAATGCAGACTACAATGCACAGAAATCGCAACTTGAAACCCTCAAGGATGCGAAAGATGCGCAAGGCAATCTGATCATCTCTCAGCAGCAATACAATCAGGCTAGCGAGCAGCTTGAGCAACAGCACCAAGTTAATCTGGCAAAAATTCGGGCTGGGCAAGTAGTAACTCCTCAGCAACAAGCTCAGGGAGAGATTGATCCAGTTCAGCGGCTTGCTAACCAGCATGCTCAGGAGTTGGCTCTCATCCAGCAGTTCGAAACGCAGAAGGGGCAGATAACCCTACGCGGGCTTGAACTGATGAATGCCGCCAACACTCAGTACGAACAACAGCGCATAGCGGCGCAGTGGGAGATATGGAGGCAACAAAACGCAGGATATGAGGTAGCTGCTGCGGCATTTGATTCATTTGCAGGAAACGCCTCTAATGCCCTCACTGGCATACTCACTGGCAGTATGTCTGTCAGCGAAGCCATGAGCTCACTCGGATCAACTGTCCTAAACAGCGTTATCAACTCCTTTGTCCAGATGGGAGTTGAGTGGTTGAAGTCTGTAATTATGGGGCAGGCTGGAATGACCGCCGCTTCTGGAATGGCTATTGCGCAAGGGCAACTAATAGCCGCATCCATGGCTCCGGCTGCTGCAATGACCTCCCTTGCCACGGCTGGCGCTAACGCTATCCCCGCTCAGGCAGGAATAGCTTCAACAGTTGGCATGGCGCAGGCCCTTTCAATAGCGGGCGCGCGGTACAACGGCGGCCCGGTATCAGCCGGCGGCCTGTATCAGGTCGGCGAGAAAGGTAAGCCAGAGATTTACCAGGCCAGTACCGGCAAGCAGTACATGATCCCCGGCGATAACGGGAAGGTCATCAGCAATAAGGATATGCAGGGCGGCGGCGGGTTGAATGTTCAGGTAGTCATCAACAATCAAGCGTCCAATGCAGAGCCGCAATACATGGGGGCCACTCAGAATGACGGCAATTATGTTCTGGAGTTCCTGATTTCTGATGCGGAACGCAATGGGCCTTACATCAGCACGCTACAATCGACGCTTGGGTTATCTCGTAAAGCAAATGGAGCGTTTTGATGGGGAAAGATAATATCTATGGGCCTGGAGAAAGTTTTAGTAGGGGTATGGAGATAGGCAAGACTACCATTTTCCGCCAAAACAGACCGGTAAAATTCCGTCTGGAAATGGTTAACGGGAGTGTTGTGGAGGGGATCATCCCAGCCAACTCGGAATTTAAAGTCACACCACAAATAGGTGATATAAAAAAATTCGACATTTTCATCGAAGATATCCCTAAGTCGCCGCAGGCAATTGAATAACAAACCAAACCCGCTCCGGCGGGTTTTTTATGCCCGGAGGAAACGTGGCAACAGTTCAATACCCTCCGTTCCTGCCGCTTCCCCAGCGTGCCGATCAGAACATGACGCAGGATACAGCCTGGCTGACGACGCAGACGGCAGTCGGTCCATTGATAATCACGCCGATCACTACGGACCTTAAAGCGACATGGACGCTGCAGTGGATATTCACGCTTGCCCAGGCCGAGCGGTTTAAGTCGTGGCTGCGCTCGCCGACATACTGCGACCGCGGGCGCGCCTGGTTCCAGATGCCTATCGACCTGGGTGATACGCAGGGCGTTCAGCGGCAGACGCTTCATTTCGTCGACATGCCGGTGCAGACCAGCAAAAACGGCAACATTGTCACCTGGACCGCAACGGTTATCAGCAACGGTATCGAGGACATAACCGAGGACTATGACGACTGGATCGTAGAGGCCCAGCCTGGCTATGGATACTGGCTGGATTACCTGATAACCGAAGTGATGCCGAGGTCTGACTGATGCCGACATTGAGAGAGTGGAAAGAGCAGCGGCCAGCCAGTGATATCAAACGGACAGTGGAGTTTTACCATCCGGCTTTCGGTTATTACCGGGTAGTAAATAATCTATTCCGCCCGGCGACGTTTGGTGGCAACTCGTTCGAGCCTGCGCGGTTCAGCGTGACCGAGCCGGCGCAGGACGGAACGGCAGTTATATCCATGACAATCACCTTTGTCGCCGCGACGGAGCACGTGAGGCAGACGCTAAAAAGCTGGCGCGGGGCGGCGCGAATGACGCCGATAAAATGCCTTTATCAGCAGTGGGATGCGATCGGTGATGCATCATCCCTGAAAGACTGGACGCTTTACGTGAACGACATTTCAGCCGATGCCAGCAACGTCACTGTGACCGCCGGCAAGACCAATCCGCTGACGCTGGCCAACTCCATCATTTTCACCACGAAAGACTACCCAGGGCTAATCACCGTATGACGCAAGATGAATTTATCAGGCTTGTTAACGGCAAGCCCTGGGCTAACCGCGCCTGCAGTTTTGAGCAGATGGACTGCTGGGGGCTCGTCGTTTTGTATTACCGGCATGTGCTGGGTCTGGAGCTACATCACATCGCCGGCTACGAATCTGGCGCGGAGTTCATCACCTGCTACGAACAGGAGCGCGCCCACTGGCAGCGTGTGCCGGTGGCGGTAACCGGCTGCATCGCCGTTTTTTACCGCGGCGAAGTGCCGGCGCATATCGGTGTGATGATCAGCCCGGTGAAATGCCTGCACGCCCGCGGGGAGTTTGGTTTTGTGCGCTGCGATAGCCCGCTGGCATTACTGAAGGTTTACAGCCGCGTGGAGTACATGATCCATGGTTCGATATGAGTTACAGAGGTTGCCAGGCGCGCCGCTGCAGCGAGGGACGGTAGATGCCGGCACCACACTGGTGAGCCTGCTGGATTCTCTGCAGCTGCACCGCGATGTTATCGTGAAACTGAATGGCCGAGCGCTGCCTGACGATTACGATATCAGCCGGCCACTGCGATCCGGTGACGTGGTGGCTGTGTTCGACCAGCCAGAGGGTGGGGTTGGCAAACTCATCACCACGATACTGCGCCCGGTCACGAAAATTCTCTCCGGCGCGCTGAAGGTGTTCGGCCTGTCAAATAAGCCCAGCGCGTCAGTATCGGTGGCGACAGGCGAATCACCCAATAACGACCTGACAGGCCAGACAAACCGGGCGAGGCTGTACAAGGGGCGCCCGAATATTTATGGCCAGTGCCGCGTCTTTCCTGACCTGATTCAGGAAGCACTGTTTGAGTTCGTCGACAATAACAAACAGCTTACGGAGTGGTTCGAGGTCGGTTACGGCCGGTACACCATCTCATCGATCCGTTACTCGGAATCGAATCTCGGCAGCCTGGCGGGCGCCAGTTCAGCGATTTATAACCCGGGCGACGTGATCGGCACGATTGAGGTGGGATACCAGTTCGATGACGTCGATAACGAGACAGTCCCCGGGTTAAATGAATCCCAGGACTTCCCGGCTCAGACCGCGACCACGACGGCGCCGACATCGGTGGCGATCGATAGTAATCAGCTCAAAGCTGTCGTGCTGTCGAACGATGACAACTTTGCCTACTTCGCTGCGCTGGCGGTGCCGCATCCAGTGTCATTCGTCATTAATGCTACCTGGAACGACGGCGGCACAAGCGTCACACGAAACGTCACTGGCGCCGGGAACATCATCTCCTCTGAGAGCTTTATCGGAGACGACACGCTGTCATACACGACGTTCTATATCGGCGAGCTTTCGGGAGAAATTACGTCTCTGCCGGGCAATGCGGTTATCAACGCGACGCTGTTCACGCTGAATGACCAGACCCCTCTGGTTATCGGACCGTCAGTGTCGCCGATCGTCTCCACTCAGGTCTGGGTGCATGTGCTGGTTCAGCTCGGCGCGACGGCCGGCACAACGCAATACCGGATCAAGTTCTGGCAGGTCGATGACGACAACAATCAGGTGCCGGGTACATCCGAGCAGCACGATTACTTCTTCGATAACGACTTCCAGGTGACGACCCGGTATTTCCGCACAACGCACAAGTTTGTCCCGGCAGCCGGGGCGGGGCGCTATGCGGTGACCATCGAGCGCCTCGACAACAGCAATGACGCCAACGTCGTGACGCTGATGGCGATCCACGCAGTGAACGTGCGCGAAAACGTCGTGTATCCGGAGGACACAATTGCCCGCATCACGATCAAAGGCTCGAATGACAGCAACAGCAACCGCGAGCAGAAGTACAACATGCTGGCGCAGCGGCATACCATCAGCTACGACCGGACAACCGGCGGGGTCGATTACACGCTGCGGCCGAGTCGCTCGTTTGCAGACGCCATCCTTCACGAATGGGTGGTTGTGGGTAAGCAGGACGTGGCCAGCATTGACGTCGCCGCTCTTTATGCCATTGCCGATTCGCTGCCGGATGCTCAGCTTGGGTATTTCGATTACACCTTCTCGGATGAGAAGCAGCCTCTTGGTGAGCGCATAGCGACGATCGCCAATGTGGCCCGCGTTGACGGCAATAACATCGGCGATGTGCTGACGTTCTGGCGCGATGAGAAAGTGACAAATCCCGATGCGGTTTTTGCGCGCTCAAACATGTTCTGGGACGAGTACAAAGTCGCCTGGCAAATGTCTCTCCCCGGTGGTTACGACGGCGTGGCGCTGGATTACGTCGACCCGCTGACGAACAAGAAGGCGTACATCTACCTGCAGATCGACAGCAGCGGCATCACTGAGGTTGAGGATGCCACTGTGAACGCGATGCAGATCAGCCTGGACGGCTGCCGCAACGCCACTCAGGCAACAGACCGGGCCTGGCTTGAGGCGAGGAAAATCCTTTACTCACGCCTGACAATGACGGTGAAAGTGCTGGAAGAAACGCAGGTCGTGCGCGGTACGGTGGTTCAGTGTCCGGACATGTACGATAACGCGCAGCAAACGGGATACATCACCGGGCGCTCCGGGGATGTGTTCTCGACGTCAGAGCGTATCGACTTTTCTCTCGGCGATATGTGGGTGGTGATGACCGACAGCCTAGGCAATTACCGCGGTCGCTGGCGAGCTTATCCGGTAAGCGGTAAAGCCCAGGCATTTCAGGCAGCAGCCGATACCTTCGATCTGAACATTTATGACCGCAACACGGTGCAAAACCCTAGCCGGTATTTCATCGCTACCGACTCGGAACTGAACTCCACAATCTGGCGCGTCGATAGCGCCAAACCCAACGGTGACGATACTCAAACCCTCTCACTCACTGAGTATTCAGACTCGATTTATTCGTAACACACAGCAGTAATTATCAACCTTCGCGCACACCATCAGATTCATGTCTGAGGGCTTCGTGCGCCTTTTATAGGGCGACATGCACAATGGCAGAAGTACCGTTACCAACTCCAACCAACAACCCGGTACCAAGTACTGATATCCGGGACGCAGTTTATGCCAGCGCCATGCTGGATAAGGTTGTCACCAGTACAGAGCTGAAATATATCGATCGACTGGGCGGTGAGCACTACACCGTAGATGGCATTAAGGCGGAAGGGGACAAAGTTGTCGAGGAGACCAGGCAGAACCTGATCCCTCTCAGCCGTCAGTATATGACCCTGACTGATGCGCAGGCTGATATAGCGAATATACCAGTGGGTGCAGCCACTTATGTTCGTAGTGCTGATGGGAGCTCACTGGCAGATGAATATATAAATAATGCCGGTACGCTGACCGCAACTGGTCGTCGCATGCCTGCACAACAGGAGGTTGAGCAAGCCCAGTCAGCAGCAGAGTCAGCAGCGGCTTCTGCTGCCAGCGGTCTTAACGTATTATTTGATCCCCTCTGCGAGGTTCTGTTATCTAATCCTACAATTGGCGGGAAAACTCACGTTCCGTTAGGGACATTAACTGCATCTCTATCAACTAACTCAAAGCTTGGTTTTCCGGCAATTGTGGCTGGCCCTTCAGCTGGTTCTGTCGCGGCTCGAACAGTCTGGTTGTCAGATTGCGCGATTATTGCTGGGGATGTAATTAACGTTAAAGTTACATCATGGTATGCCAACGTTGGCGGTCGCGTTGCGTTTGTTTTTCGAAATTCGTCCGGCACCAAGCTTGGAACTCAACAACTACAATATGCCACGGCAGCTGGAGTTAACAGGCTCAGTATTTCTTTAACCGTTCCTTCTGGCGCAGTTCGTCTTGATATTAGAGTCGAGAATACAGCTAATGCAGGACTGGTAGAGTTGGCTGCGGCATTTGTCATGACTGCTAATGCGATAGCAAATCCTTCAGTTCCTGGACGTCCAGTTTCTCCATATCCTGTGCCTCTTAGCTCGAACGTAGTATCAACGGCCTCAATACAAAAACAAGCTGTCACAGTTGATAAAGCTGCGTTTTTTGTCCCAGGTAAAAACCTGTTTGATAAAAGCGCTGTTACGACCGGTTATTATGTAAATAAATCAACGGGTAATTTGATTGCAAACGCATCATACTCGGCATCAGATTATATGCCAGTAATCGCAGGGCAAAATTACACTCAGAGTTACTCGCATCAGACCGCTTTTTACGATGCAAATAAGGTTTACATTTCTGGCGTATTAGCCCTTGGCACCCCAACCACGCCGAGGACTCTACTTGCTCCTGCTGGGGCTGCTTATGTCAGGATGACCGTCGCAAACACTGTTCTTGATACTACTCAGTTCGAAAAAGGTAGCGAGTCAACGCCGTACCAGGCGTACAGTTTATATCTTGACCCGGCACTGATTGATACCTCAAGCTTCAATGTAAATTCAGTGCCTGAATATATTGAGCGAGAGTATCAGCTTAGGGTGACCAGGATGAAGCTTGCTCAGCTTGAATCCGGGGCATCAGCTATCCTGACCATCGGAATCTTTGGTGATTCCTGGCCAACTCAGCCAAATCGGTTTTCACAGCCATTAGCGAAGGCGTTGAGAGCAAAGTATGGTGCTGGGCCAGGAGTTGGGTGGACGTCGTTTGGCAGGCACGCCACATCGGAGAACATAATTAACGGTAACGTGTTTTCTCCGAGCAGTTCAGACGTATTGAAAACATTGTTCACATGGACGGGTAACTGGTTATTTAGCTATAGCGGCACTAAAAACCCAACTAACTCCAGTCCTGATACTGCCGTGGTTACGTCATCCACACCAGGGGATGCACTGAAGGCCACTGTACCAGGCACCTCTGACGGCGGGTGGTCAACCTGCAGGCTGGGCTTTGTGGGTACAAGTGACGGTGTTATTCGATATAACTGGGATGGAGGGGCATGGACGACGCTCAACGTGCAAGGTAGCGGACTGCTGTTTGTTGATATTAACCCACCGGCTACTGTAAATGCCTCTAATGTGATTAACGTTGAGGTTGTATCTGGCACGGTATCGTTATGTGGGATAAAGCCGATTGGCACTGGCTCTGGTGTGCGCGTTCATAAGCTTGGCGCATCTGGTTCAAGTCTTGCTTCATGGCTGTCAATGGACGCCACTGATTTCGGAAAGGCTCTCGCCGAGATGGCGTTGGACACCGTTATCATCCTTACTGGTACAAACGACCAGCGGATCACTGGTGGCGCTACTGCATTTGAAGCTAACCTGCGCGCTTTTATTGCTCGTATCCGGGCGACGTTGCCCGGCGCTGATATCCTGTTTGTCATGCCATGCGAGAATGAGCGGACTGACAACCCGGTAACGATGGCATCAATGGCAGCCAGGGCCAGGACTGTAGCCTCAGATCTGAATTGCGCGTTTATAAACCTGCAATATATCTTCGGCGAAAACCCTGCAGATTATGCCTATGGTTCGATACACCCCTGGTTTGCTTCTGACGGTATCCACCCAGACCCGGCAACTGGAGGTTACCTGATCAAGGATGCCATTTACCGCAGTATGACGTATCGATAGGTGTAACCACTATTGATCTGCCTGCAGGATAAAACTACTGTATATAAAAACAGTGTGCGCCGGGAGACCGGTAGAGATCAAGGGGTGAAAGTCCCCGACCATTGAAGGACCAGCAATCCACAAGGTCCCCGAGTCATGCGTTGCATACCGCGAGGTATGGGGCGAAGCGTTGACAGGGGTGTTGACAGGCCAGCCATTGAGCCACGAAATGTATATTAAATTACCGGGTGCCGACGTTGTACTGTTAACGGAAGGCAACATCATAGGGTGCGATACTGCGAGTGCCACATGGACCCGGCGGGGTCTGAGACCCTGGCATGTCAATACGATCTCTACGCGGGAACCGGGAGATCTCCCCTCTGACCATCTGCCAGTGTCGGAGATGGCCCGCACCGGGAAGACGAGGAGTCATAGCCGGTGATGTACGGAGAGGAGAAGTCGGACTCGCTCATAGTAGCGGCGAAGCAGGCGAACAACCCGAAAGGAGCGGAGTCAGTGGAGCGAAGGAGCGGGGCCAAGGGGAACGCGGAACAGCCACACATGCGCCGGACACAGAGCCGGGAAAGCATGTCACAGAGGCTGTCACGCGTGCGGGAAGCTGCGAAGCAGCGGAAGAAAGAACGGTTTACAGCATTGTTCCACCTGCTGACAGTCGAAGCACTGGAAGCCGCATTCCTCTCCCTGAGCAGGAAAGCGGCCGCCGGAGTGGATGGCATCAGGTGGATGGACTACGCCGGAAACATGAAGAACAACATAACAGATCTGCACCGGAGGCTACATCAGGGCAGCTACAGGGCGCAGCCCGGCAGGCGTCACTACATCCCAAAAGCGGATGGAAAACAACGCCCGCTCGGCATCGCCTCGCTGGAGGACAAGATCGTCCAGTATGCGCTGGTGAAAATCCTGAACGCAGTCTATGAAAACGACTTTATGGGGTTCTCATACGGGTTCAGACCCGGGCGAAGCCAGCACGATGCACTGGACGCACTGGCCACAGGGCTGGTACGCACTAACGTAAACTGGGTACTGGATGCCGACATCAGTCAGTTCTTCGACAGGGTGAGCCACGAATGGCTGATCAGGTTCACAGAGCATCGGATCGGCGACCGGAGGGTAATCAGGCTCATACGTAAGTGGCTCACAGCCGGGACGTCGGAGGAGGGTCAATGGCGAGCAACGGAGGAAGGCACCCCACAGGGTGCGGTCATCTCACCGCTGCTGGCAAACATATACCTCCACTACGTCTTCGATCTGTGGGCGCATCAGTGGCGACGTCGCTATGCCACAGGCAATGTGGTAATGGTCAGATACGCCGATGACATCGTCATCGGGTTCGACAAACGATACGATGCCCGGCGCTTCCGTATAGCCATGCAGCGCAGACTGAGGGAGTTCGGACTCACGGTTCACCCGGAGAAAACCCGTCTGATGGAGTTCGGCCGCTTCGCTGCCGAAAACCGTGCCATCAGGGGAAAAGGCAAACCAGAAACGTTCAACTTCCTCGGGTTCACGCACATCAGCGGGAAAGATCGCAACGGCAGGTTCATGCTGATACGAAAGACCCGCCGGGATCGGATGACGGCAACCCTGAAAGCCATCAAAGACGGTCTGCGAAGGCGCTGGCGTTACTCAATCCCCGAACAGGGAAAAATGGCTCAGGAGAGTGGTTCAGGGATACCTGAACTATCACTCGGTACCGGGCAACTTCCCCACCATGCAGAAGTTCAGGACACACGTAACAAACCTCTGGCGCCGGGCGCTCAGGCGCAGGAGCCAGAAGGATGATACGACCTGGACGAAAGCAAACAAACTGGCAGCCGCATGGCTACCAAGGGTTCGGGTTCTTCATCCATGGCCTGTGGAGCGGTTCACCGCCAGACACCCGAGGCAGGAGCCCGGTGCGTAAATCGCGCACGCCGGGATCTGTGCGGGGGGTATCCGGTAACGGGTATCCCTACCGCGACATTTATCGGAGGGCAGATCATGCTTCGACACTCAGACATCGCCGCGGCGTTCCGCGAGTCCATTTTGCGCAGTTCCAAGGGTTTCCAGTACCTTCACACCCGTGACTTCGTTACCGCGCTGCGCCGGCGCGGCATCCACTTATCCGAGGTGGAGGCGAACTCCTGGATCGCACGCGAGCAGACGTATTTCGTCGATAAGACGCCGGACCATAGCGAAAACAGGCTGTGGATGATGGCCAACATGGGGAGGGTGATCTAATGGGCTTTCCTTCACCCGCGACGGATTACGTTGAGCAGCGACTGTCTGTCAACTCGATCTGCAATGTCGGGCCGAACACGCTCCTGTTCGAGCGTTCTGTCGGTTACGTTGTGCTGGATATCTCCCTGAAACCAAGGCAGGGTAGTCAGGTTCTGATCCAGCACGGCGGCGGGACGGAGCTTGCCACGCTGAGAGGAAGGTCGCTGATTACCGAAGATGGTGAAGCGATCGAGGGCGAAGCCCTGGACGATGTTAATGTCATCGGCGTCGTGACGTTTACTATCTGCGATGTTCGCCAGGACAACGCCGTTATTTAGTTGCCGCTGGTTGCACCGGTGGAGTTGATTGCATCATTGTGTTTGGAAAGTTGGCGTAATGGCTTGCTCTCCTGCACAACCATCGATGTAATCAGCCCACCACTGCATCATCTCTCTGCGTTTATCCAGATACTGAGCATGGTTGTAAATGCCGCGTATTGACCCGCTGGCGGTGTGCGCGAGTTGTTTTTCAATCGCGTCCGCTGGCCAGCCATGCTCATTCATTATTGTGCTGAACTGGTGGCGGAATCCATGCCCGCTCGCCAGCCCCTCATAGCCAATCTGTCGGATAACTAATAATACGGCATTCTCGCTGATGGGCTTTTTCTTATCATTCCGCCCAGCGAACACAAAAGAGGAAACAGGGCTTGTGATCGGTTTGAGAGTATTCAGGAGATTTATTACCTGATCTGACATCGGAACCACATGAACGCGACGCCCCTTCATTACTTCTTCGTCGATGGTTATCATCCTGTTTTCAAAGTCGACGTTTTCCCATTGCATAGAACGGAGTTCTTTTGTACGCAGCGCAGTATATTGCAAAACCTGTGTGGCAATTTTCGAAATAATACTCCCGGAAAAGCCAGATAGCGCGTTATTGAATGCTGGTATCTGATCAGCAGGAAGGAAAGGGTAGTTTTTCTTTCTATATCCCTTCATGGCATCAGCAAGGTCAGGAGCCGGATTATATTTGGCCCTTCCTGTAACGATCGCATACCTGAATACCTCACCACATCTTCTTCTGGCTTTATTGGCCCTCTCCATTGCCCCACGTTCTTCAAACCTCCGTATCACCTCCAGTATCTGCATCGGCTCAATATCCTGTATTTCCAGATACCCGATCATTGGCAGAATATCGTCACGGAACATGCGAGAAAGTTCATCCGCATATCCTTCTGACCAAACCTGCCGCTTGTGGTCGTACCATTCATGATAAATAGCTGAAAATGAATTGTCCTTCACAGACAACTTTTTGGCCTTAACCGGATCGACCCCGACAGAAACATCCTTCCTTGCGGTCCACGCTTTATCCCGGGCTTCCTGCAATGACATGAGAGGGTATTTGCCCACAGTCAGCACCTTCTCTTTGCCGTCGAGCTTATAGCGCAACTGCCACACCTTTTTGCCAGACACCGGAACGTACAGGTACAGGCCATTGCTGTCGAGCATTCGGTAGGGTTTGTCTTTAGGCTTGGCGGCCTCTATCTGCTTAACGGTGAGCAT